ACCTTATCTACTTATTACTTTTTCAACCTTAACAGTTCCCGTGTTAATCATGTTTTTTACTCCAATCCAATCACCTTCATCTGCTATCCATTCTATTTCAAATGGTTTGTGTTCGAATTGAAAATTACTTAAAGCAAATCCCATCCCACTCATTTTAAACTCATCATTATCATTCTTTCTGAATCGTAGTGTGTATTTATTATCACACATACAACTCACTACATAGAATATTACTTCTCTAGCATTTTCCTTAACTGTTTTATAATGCATGTAAAATGGATTTTTTAATAACTCTTGATATTTACTCATAACTTCTTTTTTATCATCCCATAAATGGGCTTTATATTTAAAACTCATAACTTTCTTTATTTATACTATAATATACGAAAGAGGTTTTATTTAACCTCTTCCTCTATTTTAAATGCTGATTCAACAGGTCGTCTATAACCATTAAACTGCATATCACCATTATCAAATATTACACCACCTTTACATACTAAGGCATGTTTATTAACTAGTAATATATAAGTTCCTTTTCTAAATCGTTGCATAAATGTTTTAACTGTATATGCTACTTTTTTATGTGTATAGTCCTTATTAATTAATCGTCCACCTACTTTAGGTGTATCACCAATGTGTTTTACTTTAATTCGTTTTCCACCATTATCACTAAACAAACTTAATTGTCCTTCAGGTTGAAATTCTAGAACTTCATTTTGTAAATCTTTCATTCTAAGATTACACATTTTAGTTCCTTTACCGTTTTTTCTATCAAATCGTTCCGCTACAAATTTATGTGCTGCTTCATAACTAACATCAAATGCATTAGAACAAGCCCTAACAAAACAATCATTTTTTTCACCACCTGCTAGTTTTGAATTACTTGTAACATCATAACCGCTTTTAAATACTTTTTCACTTAACATAACTTTCTTTTTTTAAATATACTATAATATACGAACTTCTAGTTAATTAAAATATTCCTTAACATAAAATATAACCATTATCAATCAAAAATTCCAATCTTTTTCTAGAAAATTTCCTATATATCTCCCCACTTTTTTCACAAAATTCAATTGCATGATAACTACTTTTTCCTTCTGCCCAACATCCTGCTACTAAGGGACCCGCCATTATCTTTACACTTTTATTTTCTTTATCAACAACAATTTTCATTTCATTTCCAAATACTTCCCACTCCTCACAATCACTAAAATATTTATCAAATAAATCATCCCACTTAGTAAATACATCACCATATCCATCATAAAATTCACCATCCTCATCCACATTATTTTTAAATTCTTCCTTATCTAATATCCGACACATTAAATCATCTTCACTTTTAATAGTATCTAAATAATCAATTCCTACTTTATAATCTAATTCCCCATCTTCATTTCTAAATTTAGATTCGTAAGGACCATTTTCATAATCACTACATCTTATATAACCATCTTCAAAATTATATAAACCACAACTAACAACTCTATCATCTAAACTCCAATCTTTATACTCTTTTTTAAATTCCATTTTTTAAATCTTTTTTTTAAATATACAATAATATACGAATTTTTTTTCTAGAAAAATATTCCTTAATCAAATTCAAATAAATCAATTAAATTTTCATCTGTTAACTGTGTTTCTTCATAGAAATTATCATTTTCCATTACAAAATCTTGATAATCATTTATTTTATTAACCATTACTGATCCATAATGCTTGTCACCAGTACTATCAAGATAAAAAAATTCCATATTAATGTTGTGGGTATATTTATCTTCTAACAATTCATTAATATCATCCCCAACAGTCCTATTAGGTACTTCAGGTGTTTGATAATAAATTGACTTATGCCCCACACATAAATTCGTTATATATAAATTATTCTTCTCCATTTTTATGTTTCTTTTTTCTAGTATATTTCTTTTTATTCTTTTGAATACTTGGACGCGTTGCGTCATTAATTTCTTTCTGTGTTACTTTAATCTGTTTCATCTTCTAATATTGTTACATCAGCATATTTTATTTTGCCTACTGTTTTTTTACCTAACATATTATAAGTGTATAACGTAACACAAGTAGGACCAAACTTAGTTACATTCATTCCATCTGAAAAACCTTTAAATATTGCACTCGTTCCATGTTTTCCTTCACTACCATGTGTTCTAAACCTAGTTGGGTAATAACCATATTTACCATCAGGTCCTTCTTGATAATCTTTAAGTCCTTTAACGTTAAATACTACTTTTTTAAATTGTAACTGTTCTTTAATTTCCTTAATTGTCATAACCTTTTTAATTTTGATGTAATATACGAAAAAAACTTTAAACCCTCTATTCCTTAATTTTTTTATTTTAAAATGGTTTATTATCTTTATTTTCTTGCCTCATTTTTTCAAAATTAGGAACCAATTCATCTGCAAAACCACAAGTCCAATTTTCTGAATTTTCATCTTCAATTCGTTTAACAAATTGATGAATTTCATTTTCAGTAGCATTTAAATAATACTCTAATGATCTAATTACATTAATTTTTGATTCCTGAATCATTTCTTTACTAATTGCCATATCTTTTTAATTTAAACTTCTAGCCCAAATCACTTTAGCTATTTTAAAGTCTGATAATAAATTTAATTTCAATCCATAACATTTAGCAATATGCTTAATGTGTGGAAGTGCTTCTGTTAATTTTATTTTATCGTTCATTTCTTCTTTCCTCAAGATTTTTATTTACTGCCACAATTTGTTCAATTGCTGCTTCTAATAATACTCTAAGACAGCCTGCTTCATATGTGTTTCTATCTCTCCAATCTAGTTTTTCTGATTCTTTTTGTATTTCTTTGAATCGTTTTGGGAGATAATCAGCATATAATTGTATTTGTCTTTCTACAAAGCTATCTCTTTGTATTCTTGCTAATTCTTTACTAAAATCTTTTGTCATAACCTTTTTTATTTAATATAATATACGAAATTAAGTTTAATAATCTTATTCCCTAATTAAAAACTCTATATTACCCCTAAAATCTATTTCAATATCATAACCCTGATATGTACCTAGATCTTCAGCATATTCAATAAACGACATTCTATCTTCAGGGTGTACTTTGGATTGCCATTTATTCCAATCCTCTTTTAATTTTGTTAATAGTTGTTTATTCATTTTCTTTATTAAACTTATCAATTTGATCTGCTATTTGCATTAATCTTTCTGATGCGAATTTCTGTCCTTCATAGTTACCATCTCGTAACAATAGAATAAGTGATGACATTTCTTCTCTCATTCCAAATTTCATTTTGATTGTTAATGTTTCTGCTTCTTTATTCATAATCTTTATTTATTTTTTTATTAATTTATCAACTAGATATTTAAAATATTTTACAATATCTTCATTTTCAAACCCATCATTAGCCCATTCTCCACCTAGTATTAGTATTAAATCTTTTAATTGGTTAAGTTCATTTACATTGGCTAAACCTTCCATTCTATCTATGTAATCTTTATTCATAACCTTTATTTACTTCTAATTGACGTTCTACAAAATAATTTAAACTTTCTAGTGATTTTTTTATATTTTCACTATTATACTCAGACGGTGCTGCGTTTAACCCTTCATGTAAACGATTTGAGTGAAATACAATTTTTTGTTTATAATCTTTTTTCCTTTTCATAACTTTTCTTTAAATATACTGTAATATACGAAAATAATTTTATTCATCCTCTTCCTGAGCTAACCAAGATTTGAAAGTTTTATTATCCAATTCTAGAATTTCTAGAAGCATATCACCTATTTCATTCATTGTTTGTTCTTTTGTTCTAATTGCTGATTGTTCTAAGTGACCTGTAGAATTATAATCAACATATTCTGTATGTTCTTTAAGTGTTCTTGCGAAATATTCTAATCGTTGTTTTAATTCTTTCATTTTTTACATTTTATTGAATCCTCTTTAGTAGGATCTGAGTTTCTTAATCCACATTTGGTACATTCAACTGTACCATCTTTGTCTATTTGTTTATATGTGTGTTTCATTGTTGTTTTGCTTTTAATATTGCTAGATATAATCCATAATCAAAATGATCCCAATATTCAATCCAGTCAATTATATTTGTTGCGTTTCTTTTCATTTTACCAACCTTTTGGGTATTTTTCTAGGAATTCTTTTGTGTACAAATTACCACCTCCATTTCCTAAAACATCTTCCCACCAACGAATACCCATTTGTAAACGTGGTACTGCAAATTTCCCTATATCATCATCTGCAATATAGAAAAATAAATCATTTCTACCTCCTGTTTCAGTACACTCTGGTGTGTCAGGTAATGTTTTAACTTCTGTTTCATATTTTACTGTGACACCCATTTCATCTTTGAAATACTTAACAAAATCTTTTTGGATTTTTTTACTATCTCCTACAACCGTACCTGGCCATACACATAATTGATTAAATTCACTCATAACTTTTATTTATATTCCATTAAATCTTTCCATAATGATTTTTCTATAACTTGTAAACCATTCATACTAGCATATCTAGCGGCATCTTCTTCTTCATTAAAGACCTCAATTGATTTACCTATATTTCCTTTTTCACTATAGACTATATAAACTTTTTTCATAACCTTTATTTTATAATTGTAATATACAAAAAATATTTTATAACCTTTATTCCTTAATTAAAAACCACCTAGGGCTCGTTTTGAGCCCTTTGGTGGAAAAGAATCGGTTATGAAGCGATTTCTTGTGGTACCAACTCATTTGCCATTGCAAATAGTTTCTTGTTGATATCCATGTCTTGTTTAAAGTTTTTAACTTCTCGTGCTTTACGTGATCTAGCACCTGATAGGTATGAAAAATCACCTGTAATAATTTTTTCCTGTATTACATTGAATACACTCCATAAATCATTACCTTTATCTTCATCACGAACTGGGTTGATTATTTCATCTAAATTAATTTTTGCTACTTTCAATTGATCCTCAGTGAATCGAGTTGTAAGCGATTTTTGAGCTAATTCTTTCATTTGCTTTTTATCTAACTCAATTGCTTTCATTTTATTCATTGAATCAACTGTTAGTGGCAAACGCTCAACCATTTCTTTAATTTGCACTTGCAAATTTTCAAATGTATAACCCATGTGACGCATTTTAACGTCCTCAAACTTTTTATCAGCAATAACTAATCCATTTGAACATACTAGTCGAAATAAACCAGCTGTAAATGTAAATGCATTTTTACCATCATGACTATTTGTTAATAGGATTTGTGGAAATACTGTATCTCCATCTTTACCATTAATAACAACATCAGGATTTCTAAACGTTAATAGGTGTTTTTGGAATCCCTTAGTGGTATTCTTACGTGCTTTAACTTGTTGGGCATCTACTACTCCCCAACCTAATTTGCTCATATCTTCTAGCACTTGTGCTGTTGGGATATGTGTGTAATGTTTTGAAACATTAGAGGCAGGCGTTTCAGTAAACACTGCTGGTGCTATTTCTCTAATTTCATCATTACTTAAAAATTTTAACTCTTTTAAATTTTGATCTGTAAACATAACTTTTATTTTATTTTTTTTTAAATTTATACTGTATTATACGAAAAATCTTCTGTAAAACCAATTCCTCTTGTACAGGAGAAACTATATTTAACCTTCTCTTCCACAATCAGGGCATATTTCATCTCCATATAACTCTGTTTCGTGGCAATTTTTACATTCATTCATAATTTATTATTTTAATTTTTTAGCTTCTTCTATTAATTTTATTAAATAGCTATAAACCTCACCTTGATAAAGTTCAGCATGATATTCATCATATAACATATTTATTTTCTTTATAAACTCATCAATTCGTTTTGGTTTATTTAGTTGAAATTGGGATCTTTTTTCCATTTCACTTTTTTCATCATAAAATGTAATATGAAAACAATATCCAAAACTTTCATTGTAATCATTATTATCAGCCATTTCTTGAAGTTTTGCTACTGTAATGTTTTCATAGAATTCTTTTCCTCTACCTACAACCTCATTTCGTAAATCACCCCAACTATCTTCACCAACATCTATACCTGGGTTTCCTAGCCAATCATTATGGAATCGTTTACCTAATTCATTTACTTTGTTGCGAACAAAACCATCAAGTTGTTTTATTTCTGAGGGAGTGAAATTATCTATTAATTGTTGTTTAATTCTGCCATAATCCCCATCACTAATAAAACTATCAGTGTACCATTCTAGTTCTTCAATTTGTTTCCAATACTTATCTTCTAAATCGTTCATAACTTATTTTTTTATAATTATAATATACAAAAACCTTATTTAAAATTCTATTCCTCTAATGGAGTCATTGTAACAGCCATATGAGTAGGTAAATAAAACACTTCACCAGCGCACATATTATATTTAGGCCATTTATCATATTCTAGTATTTCATAGTATGCTTTGTCACCTTCATAATATAACAATCTAGCTTTTGTTGTTGGGGAAATATTTGTTGAAAACTTTCTTCCTATAACATTATCTAGTTTATCGATTACTACTTCTCTAGGTGTTATTCCTCTTCTTTGATCTGGATAGCAATTACTCATCTTTCTAGTATTACAAATGAACCAAAATGATCATCAAATACTTCTATTAAATTTTCATAATCCCCTGATGTCATTAATTCTAGGAGTTGATCTTGATCTTCTTTTGAATATCCTAACTGTCTAGCAAATCGTCTTGCATAACCCATTAATGCAAATGCATTACCATCTGGGCCAGTTAGGTCAATTATTACTTCTCTTTTCCAAGGTGGTTGTTTTTTTCTTATCATTTTTTTCTCCTTTTTCTTTCATATCTAATAGCCCATCCTGCTAACATGAATGTGGCAAATACCCAACTTATTATTAATAATGTAGTCATTTTTTATTTTAATTTAAATATTAACTTTGATAATGGATAGTACATAACATCCCCAACCTTTAAATTGGAATAAAAAGATGTATCACCTAATCGTGTAATTATTACCTCTACACCATCACCAAAAACCTCTCTCACTATACCTATCTTTTCCTGAGAGTCATTAGGGAATAATTGAATAGTTTTACCAATATACTTTTTCATAACTTATTTTTTTATTTTTTTTATAATTGTATTATACGAAAATTTTATTTAAAATCCCATTCCTTTAATTTTTTCATACTACCAACAGATAATTCTTCCTCTTCTAGATCAAAATCATCTTCTTCATATGATTCCCAATCATCAACTATTTCTTCTTCAACATTATCATCTTCATCTTTATATTCAGGTAATAATCCTATTTTTTCTACAACCCACCATACTCTATCTTTGTACATATCAATGGATGTTCCATCTATATCAGTTATACCTTTATCTGTTAATTGAGCTAGATGTGCTATTAAATCACAGGTTAAGTGGTCTAGTTCTTTTAAATCGTAATTATCTTCTTTTGATTTGGTTTTAATTGTTAACCACTTTTTTTCAATAATATTTTTTTCTTTCTTAGCCATTTTCACTATATTTTTTTAAGTAATCTCTAATTTCTGCTGCCAGTTCATATTCTTCATCACTTACAGCATGTTCTTCCATATCTTTTAAGAGTAAATCCCAATTCCCCCCGAACTCTATCTTTAATAAACGATTTATTAAATGTTTTGATTCGAGGGATAGGTTACTTGCCTCTATAATTGGGTCTAATTTCATATTATTCACTTACAATTACTGAATATTCAATTTTATTATTTGTTAGGAAGAAATTCATTCTATCCTCAGCTCTACCATTACGGTTTTTCTGAAATGACATATAAGCACCACCACCATCACGATCAGATTCACGTCGCATTTCAAGTAATGCATCAGTCATGTGCTTTAATTTATTTGAACCTACAAATTCACCTGATTTAGTAACTTGTTGAATCAATAGGAATGAAGTATATTTATCTTCTTTATTTTCACCTTTATTATTTCTAACACAAGTTTCAACTAACCATCCTTCAGCGGTTTTTCTATCCCAACCATTATCATCACGAACACCTTCAATCACTTCAGCAATTGAATCAATTAATACTAAATCATAACCACGATCTAATGCTTGTTCAACAACGTCTTTCATATTAAAACTCATGAAATCAGATGTAAATAATGTGTCAACTAATCCAAATTGAGGAAAACGTTTTGTATATTTAAACATTTGTTTTCTACCCATTTCAGCAGAAATAAATAAACATTTTCTACCTTTATTTTGAACAGCAGCAACTAAATCTAACATAATTGATGTTTTTCCTACACCTGGATCACCTATTGCCATAATATTTGATGCACATGGTATACCACCTTCAAATGAAAATAATTGATCTACATTACGTAAACCTGTTTTCATTGATTCTAGCATTTTAGGATCAATATCTAATTTGTTTAATTTTGTAATTTGGTCAAAATCAATTAATGATGGGACCGGGGTCAAATTTTGAACTTTTCTTGGGCGACCTCTTTTACCTGTTTTAATAACTCTTTGAGTAACTTTCATAACTTATTTTATTTTTTAAATTTATACTATATTATACGAACTCTTATTTTAAAACTCTATTCCTTTAAAGATAACTTTTTTCTAATTTAAATAAAGTCCCACGTTGGATCATTTCAACTTGACGTTGGTTTTCTAATGGTTTAGCATCATCAATATTATCACTAAATGCTGGTAATCCATGTTTAAGTCCACAAAAAACCTGACAGTATTCATTTAATACAATGAATTTTCTGACAGGTTCTTCAATTTCTTTTTTATTTAAAACTAATTTCATTCTTTAAATTTGAATGAAATATACAAAAATAAAATTTAAAAAACTATTCCTCTACTATTTGAGCATCTTTAATTGTTTCTACAAACAAAAAGTGAGAATCAGTACGTAAAACATGATCAACTTCATTTAACCCATCCCTCCATATTTTAACATTATCCATATTTAGTACTCCATTTTTATCTGTAAAGTGGGAAATCCTAATATCTCTATGAACAAAATAATATTCATTACCATTTTTATAAAACTGTTTCATTTGATGTTATATTGTTTTTTATATTGCTCAATAAATGATTTACCAATCCCTATTTCTATTATTTCATAATTACTAGGTAATAAAGGATCTCGTTTTCTAGAATTAATAATATCATCAACTCCACTTTCTGTAGTTAACATCCAATATTTCTTTCCAGTTGGTTTTTTATAAACAATAACTGTGGTAATCTTCTTTTCTAAGGGTCTCCCTTTGCTCATTTATTTTTTTTATTCCAGTTATATGCCTTAATCCCTATAATTAGAGCGACTATGCCAAAAACAACTCCTACATATTCTATTCCATTCATAATATTCTGTTTTTATTTGTTCCTAAATTTTTAATTATTTTCCAAATCAGAACTTTTTTTAATAAACTTTTTATCATGTTTTTTATTTTCTATATAAGCTAAAGGAGATGGTAATCCACTATAATGACAATGATCTTTAGCAGGATAATATTCCAATGTTTTAAAGCTATATTTTAATTTTTCTTTTCTTTTTTTCATATTTTTTTGGTGGGAATCTACCCCAATTACCATGACCATCATAATCTATGCTGTCATCATCTTTTATTTTCTTATTTTTATTTTTTTCTTGTTTTTCAAAAAATCCATAAAAAAGCATATAAGAAATAAACACTACAGAACCAACAAAAAATATTATAAATCCCATCTATCTTTTATTTCTCCTCCTTACTCATCTCTTTATGCCTTGCTCGCATGCTCTCGATGGCATGAATTTCTCGATTCATTCTTTTATAGTTGTACTTAAGTTGTGCCTTTTCTTGTGATTTATGTGATCTATTAATCATTCTCAACAGAAAAAACATATATGTAACAAATATAGAGAAACCAATACTAAATATTAATATATCCATAACTTTACTTTTTTAATGTATTAAAAAAAGTTGCTAATCCTAAAATTGATGGTACCCATATACCAACAAACATTCCTTCTTCTTTATAACCCCCAAACCATAAACTAACTGAAAATATAAAACTAATAAATGCTAATAATAAAGGGTAATATTTTTCTAATTTTTTCATTTTTTAAAAATTTTTATTTATTAAAATATATGAAAAAATCTTTAGATTACCAAAGAAGAATTAATCAGTAGCAAATAAATCTCTTACTGCTTGTTCATTTTCTTCTGTATCTTCTTTTCCTACTAATTTAAGAATCCCATTAATTATTTCTTCTTTAGCTTCTGGGGTAGTTTCATTTCTGTATTTTAGAAGTAGTTTAGTGATTTTTTCTTCTTTAGGTCTAGAAAGTTTAATTTTATAATCAACTATATCTCTAAAACTCATAAAGCTATAACCATCTACTACACTACTATTTGCTAATATTTGATCTGTTGAAGCAACACTTACCCCTGGTGGATTCCAATCTTTAAATGCCTCTATTTCACCTGTAGGTCTGTAGATACCTTTTTCATAATTTGATTTATATTTTTCCCAAGTACCATTTTTTTGTAGATATTTTTTTAAGTTAGCCCATTCTTGTTCTCCTGGAATTACTAGATCTAAATCACCTGGTTCAGTTAATTCAAATGCTTTTCTAATTGCAGGATATAAATACAATCTACCTGACCCAGATACTAGATATTTTTTATGGTCATCTTTTGTAATACCAAAGGGTTCAAATATAAGTTTATCTGCTTGTTTTAACAGTGAAGATAATTTACCTGTTATGGCTTCATCAATTTGAAGTGACTCTTCTATTTCACTCCATACTTCATTTATCAAGACCTCTTTAAGATAAATCTCTAATAATTTCATTTTACTACCTTTTTTCTTACTTTTTCAATAATCTTTTCATCATAAAAACTTTTTAATTCTAGAGCTTTAAATGAAAAAAACATTTTGAAGGGGCTAGGACCTTTTAAATATAAAAAATTATAAGCTGACCACTCTGCTTTTTCCCAATAATTATCTTTAATAATTTCTAATAAAAGATCACCATTTTCATCAACATGTTTCCAATCATAAATATGACATACTTTAGTAATACTTTTTAAAAATTTTCTAAATTGAATTGCTCTGATTAAAAATGGCAATCCTATAAGGGATATTCCAATAATGTACATAATACTATTTAAATTGCTTAACTAATTTTTTCTTTTTATTTTTATTAACTTTCATTGGTTTAACTGTAGATAGCCAGTTTTTAAATGTTATAAGTCTTTGTTTTGGTGAATTTTTACTCATTTATTTTTATTTTAATTTTTATTTAATAGTTTTAATTAATGTTCCATCATCATAAACAATAATAATAACCCCTTTAGATTTTACTATGTCTACTTCTTGACCCATTAAATTAAAACATTTGATAATTTTTCTTTCTTTTATTGTTCTTTGAACAACAATAGGTCCAAACATATCATATAACCCATCTATATCATATTGAATTAAACGATAATAACATATAGAATGTAAGTCATAATCATTAAACGAATATCCTATTTCTTCATTACTAGTCCCAGCAGCAGAAATCTGAGTTATTTCTTCCCAGTTAACCCCATTAATTGACTTTTCTAGAGAAAAATAATCTGAATTATATTCTGATTGGGTAGTCCACTCTATTAGGTTTAAATTAGGGTAAGAATTTCCTGTAAAGGAAGATAACTCAACAGGCAGAGAAATTTCCTCAATTTCCCATAATTCAAAGTTGTCTAGCCACCAATCTTCACCTAGAGTATTTGCTTGGACTTGTATTCTCAAAGATATATCAGAAACCCCTTGTGGTATATAAAGCTCTACTGCACAATAACCATCTCCTAATAGTGTTCTATCCCCACCACCAGAAGGAGAATAAGTAGAAAGAACACCATTACTATTTTTTGATATGAATGAACCATTATTATAATCCCAAATAGCATTTTCCCTTCCAGTAATTTTAATCTCATCAAAGTAATTTATGCCACCATCTGTACTTAATTGGATTAATACATAATCACTAGTATCTAATCCTGCATCCATTAAACCAAAGAAATTAGTAAAGTTTTGAGCTGAAAGTTCCATCCAAAAATAATGTTGATTTAATGGATTTACAGATATATTAGGTAGTTCATATATATCAGATTCAGGAGTATTTGATCCTGCTCCATATAGCACAGTACTATTAGGGGGAGAAACAGAAACATTTGGGTAATTCCCTGTAGTGGGTATTGAAGAAATCCAATTACCCCCCCAGTCTCCTGATTCTATGTGATCATATACTATAAGATTTTCTGTTTGAGAAAAAATATTTAAGCATAAAAAGTATAAGCAGGTTATTATAATTTTTTTCATTTATTTTTTAATTCTTTAATATGTTTACATTCCCTAGTTTTAGACCTCCAATACCCAGGACAATTACATTTATAACTATCCATTATTTTTCTTACTGTGTATACAGCATCACTAGAACTTGATTTAAATTTAAATAAATTAGGTTCTACTTTTGGTTCTGGTTTGGTAGGTTTAACCCAATTAATATCATCTAGTGTAGTGTTTGGGTCCACTTCTTTCCAATCAGGTACAAGGTATTTTTTATCTCCTATATCAAGTAAAGCAGGAGACATATATGGGTGAACATATTCATATTTAAAACGTTTCACACCTACAAACCTTCCTAATCCTTTTGGATAAAATTTAAATTGGGAACTTTCTCTATATACTAATCTAGTTCTTAAATTTCCGTACTTGTTTAAATTTGAAAACTCAAATAATGGCATAACCTTAATTTTATAAAAACATACAAAGAAATTTTTACTTATCCAAGTTTTTTTGGTCTTCCTCTTTTAGGCTTATTTTTAATATATTTTATTGCCTTTACAATTTCAGCACACTCTTCATACATTTCCTGTTTTTCAAAAATAGGCAAATTAGTTTCTAGAGTATTTAAAAATTCCTTTTTTTCAACTGTTATGTCATACACAGTTTGTTCTTGAACTACTAAAATAGTTAATGCGTGATAATGTTTTTTTGGTTTTTTTAAATTTTTTAAAATAGTATTAACTAAACCTTTAGCAATACGAATATCTTTATCATGTATTAACTGTTCAAATTCTTCAGCATTTAAAACACTAATTTCAGTTGCCATACTTTCCATTTTAAAATAAATTTAAAAACTTAGGATTAATATTTTTTCCTTTTAATTGTTGTAACTTTTCATCATCTTTAAGCATTTTACTAGCTAATTTTTCTAAATGACGTTCTTTTTGTTTGTCATATTCTTTAACTAATTTATTGTGCTTTTTATTTTTCATTCGGTTATAAATATTATTTTTTTCTTGAAACTAATGAATAGGGGTCTTCATCTACCTTATCTTTCCATTCTCCTAATTCATTTAATTTCTTTTTATGATAATCATCTAATTGAAAATCTGAAGCGTCTGTTGTATTATATACAACTGAATGTCCTTCTAGTTTTTCAATATCTTTTTCATTGAATATTTTACCAATGTTTAAAAAATAACAATTATAACAAGACATTTGAGCATTACCATCTTGAAAATTATTTTTATTTCCATCTTTAAAAAACATTAGTAATGGTAGTTTACCATCTATATCTCGCTTTTCATCATAACCACAATGGTAACACTGTTCTAATAAATACCCAGCTTCAATCATTTTAAATTTAACTTTTTCTAAATTAAAAGATGAAGCATCTGCTCTACCGTTTACTATATCATCAATTGCAGGTGATTTTCTACCAAATGGGGTATCACTCATAAACTTTGGTATACCTTTTCCACTTTGGTTTTTATGTAATTCAAATAATGATAAACCTGTTTCTTCATCCTTATATGATTTCATATAAGGTTTTAAATGTTGATACGAACAATTTAGATATCTAGCAGCTGCTAATACAGATTTAGTTTTAGCCATTGCTGCTAGGCACATTTCTTTTGATATAGGTTTTGGTTTAGCCATTAGTTTTTACCCATTTTTGATTACTATCTAATTTAAAAGCTCCAATACATTGTTTATTCCACTCATTAGGTGATATTAATGATAGAAATTCTTCTTCTTTAGTATTATAATAAAGATAATACACTTCTCCTACTATTGGTTCAAAAGAATATTTTGAATTATAAACTAAATCGTTCCAATCAATTTCTTCAATAAGCTGTTTATATTGTTCTTTTAATTCTTCAAATCTAGTTTTAAATTGGTGATTTACTTTGATAACACTTCGTTGCTTCCATACTTCAATGTCTTCTTTTTGTATAGCAGGAGCACCTACATTTGTAGTGTAAGGCATTATGCCTGGATTGTCTACAATTTGGTCAGGTTTTTTAGTCATTTAGTTTATCAAATCCCTTATTAGTACTTTTTTCTCTTTCTTTAAATGCTTTAAATTCATCCTCTTCCATAATTACTAAATCAGTCCAAGTATGGTCTTTTGATCCAAACATTACAGGTACCCCACTTTTTGCCCCAACTGTAGAGCACTTAACACAAACTTTTGTTCCTGGTAGGGCTTTTAGTCTTAATGGATTAATAGGTTTTTTACATTTAACACATATTTCATTTTTCATCATATCGTTTTAAAAATTTTACTAGTTGTTTTGGTGTTTTAACTATATGTTCTTTTTCATCTTCATCAACTATAGGTAATATTTTATCATCTCCAGTTATACTTTCAAATACCCACCAGATTATAATATTTCCTTTTTTTTCTCCATATAATTTATCTATGAGACTTTTTATAATAAATAAATATTTTTCTTCATATTCAAATAGATTAACTCCTGCTTTACTAACACCCATTGTTAGAGCTTCTATTTCACAAAGATGCTCAATTAACTCTAGTAAAAATTTATCTTCTTGGTTTTTAATACTTTTTTTACTCATTTTTATACTAATACCTTTACCTAATTTTTGGATAACCTCTTTTAATTTTGTTTCCTTCATATTAATATATTTTTTACTTCCAGAATACTTGTATAAATATTAAAGATAAAGACAACAAAAGAGAAGTTAGGGTTTTTAATGTAATACCTTCTTTAAAAAATATTCCTACAAATAAAGCATAAACTAATATCCCCACACCAAATCCAATAAAACGAGCTGGCCACATTATTCCTTCAAAATGTTCTACTGTATATTTTGTTCCATAAATATATAGGTAAGAGATTGGTATACCAAATAATGCAAGTATAAAGTTATTTTTTTCAAACCAATTCCAAATAAATTGACCATTTAATTGAAACCATGTTACTAAATGTGCTCCTAGAAAAAATAATAATCCTAATATTAATCGCATCTTTTTATTTTTTGTTTTATTTCTTTTATTTTTTTACGTAACCATTTTACATGCCAGCCATCAAGTCTATCTTTCATAACTAACTCAACATTTAATTTATTTAAATATTCTTTTAATTTATCTTTCATATTTTATTAGTTCGTTTTCGTATGTTGTTAAATCATTTATTTGAATTTTTATGTTACCTAACTCAAATTCACCTACTTCTCCACTATCTTGTATAATTGCAGAAAAATTTTGAATATGTCTATATTCTTCATTTCTAAATGTATTACCATCTACTTTAATAGTAATATTATCTTTTATAACATGTTTATTTGGATCAAACCCTCTAACTCTTTTATCTATATTAAATGAACTGTTTTCTTGTTCTTTTATAGAATACATAACAAACTCTTCCATATCAACATAAATGTAGCTACACCAAGGTTCTAATGCTTCTAGTAACTGAGGGGTACAGTTTTCAACTACAATACCTATTTCATATTTAGGAAAAACAATTGGTTTCATCATAGGTGTGTGATTAACATTTTGACCCCATTTACGAATAAAATCTTTAGTTGAATTACTCATTTGTTGCTGCCAAAATTTATGTCTTTCTTCATCACCATCAAAACTTCCTGCTCCTCTACCTGTAAAGTGGTATACAAAACCTTCCCATGTTTGGATAAATTCAAATCCTGAAAGTAGCATTCTATTGAACACATCAGAGTCTTCTCTACACGAGTGTAAAATTGGGTCATGTCCACCTAGTATTTCTAGATATTCTTTTTTATACATCATCCAAGGTGCAAATATACCTTCTGTTGGTCCAGTCCAAAACTTTTCTACTCTATCCTTAATATATTGATGGAATTCTTTTTCTTTAAATTCTTCAGGATACATTCCAAAGTCTTTTAATACTTTTTCTCCGTTATTTGGGTGTAAAGGTGGTTCAATACGTGTTGTACATACAACTGTTTTTTCTTTTAAGTATTTATATGTTTCAAAATCAGCATTTTTACCTAAAATCATGTCAGCATGAAATATCATAAAAATATCTGTTGTTGACTTTTTAATACAAAAATCATATGCTCTTCCAATTCCATATAATTCTTCTCCTAGTTTAGGATTTACGTAGTAAGATAAATTATATTCGCTTTTTACTTGCTCTAACCACTTAACTGTGCCATCTTCATCTGAATCAACAAATATTATAATATCGTGATCATTTCTATAAGCGTTGTTTCTAATTGATGGGATACAAGTTTTTAGGTATCTTAAATTTGATTTGCTTGGTATGCAAAATGTTATTTTATCTATAGAATTAATGTGTTTAGGGGTTGGAAGTTTTTTAAAACACATAACAGTGTTTTTAAACCACCATAAAGTAGCATTTTCTCTTAACTTAAAAGATAAATCCCAATCTATAGCAAATCCTTTACTTAACATTTTACTCACAACATACTCATTAGATTGACAATTAATATGCCCATCCCCAGGTTGACCAGGTACAGCCCAACTAAGAATTACTCCTTTGGTAGAATGAGAGCATATATTGTCTAAAAGAATATCTTCAAATTCTTTTGGGATGTGTTCCCCAACTTCTAGAGATAAAACCCAATCTACTTTATCAAAATCCTGTTTTTTAGTTAAATCTGCTACACCACATAACCCATTTGATATTTTAGGGGTGTTTGGGTTTCCATCATACCCTTTAGCTGAGGTGCAGGTAGTTTGCAATTCTTTAGTGTAAGCACCTGTGCCACATCCTAAATCAAGTAGTGATTTATTTTTAGTTATATCTTTTATAACTTCACATAGGGGTTGATCAAAGCAATGTCCTTCTTCATCGGTTGTTAACCAAAATCCTTTATTACTTATTTGATTGTTATTTAATGCCATTAGTTTATATTATTTTTATTTGTGTTATTTTCTAGTTCTATAAAATATGAGTCTTTATTTTTAAAACTTATAGATATATTTTTAAAATTTAAAAGGTTTATTAATTCATTTTTCATTCTTTCATATGAAGCTTTGTATTGATTATATCCTTCACTTGTATTATTAGATAATCGAGGAGTATTAAAATCCCCAAAGCCTATACATTCTATTTCTTTTAATTCTTTAAAATAAGATAAAACTAAAGGAAGAATATAACATGTGAATTTATCAGTGTTAATGTTAGGTTCGTGGATTATTATAGGGGATAAATGTTTTAATGATGGATTGTAAAGAGAAGAATAATCATTTACACATATATTTTGTGGAAGTTTTTTAACTTCTTTAAAATGTGATTCTACTCTAGATAATACACCATTTTTATATTCTCCCATAAACCATCTTAGTCCTCTGCTTGTTGTAAATCCTTTTTTGTAAAAATCTTCTGAACCTTGTAAGTCTCCATACATCAATGTCGTTGATTTTGAAATGTTGGATAGAAAATTTTTAGAATAAGGAGGGGTATTTTTTAAATAACTGATGTAACTTTTATAATCATAACGATTAGGGTGGGTTTTATCATAATCAGAAATTCCATTTATTAATGCATCAAAATATGTAATAGTATTAGGATCAATAAAAGTATAATAAGTAGGACAAACATCATTTTTATCAAACCAATGAAATGAACTACCAAAGTATAAAGAAGGGGTTGATTTTAGTAGATTTGAGTTTAATGTTTCTAAAGAATCCCCAGGACCTATTAATAATAATCTTTTCATATTAGATTTTTTGTTTTTTCAGGCCCTATATTAAATAAAGCATCTATTATTCCTATATACGGAATAAAACCCCCATTAACTTGTTTATATACAGGGTGTTTATATTCATGCCATAGTAAATCTATATTATTATTTTCGAATAGATTTTCACCATCTAAAATATAATCCATAGATCCCTTGACTGATAAATATCTATTTATGCCTAATTCTTTACACATAGATATAAGCGCATGATCTTTTTTACCTGTATAGTTTATATCTGATGATAGTACTATTTTAGTGTCTATATTTAATAAATCAACTATATCCAATATTAAACCAAAAGTTATATCAGTTAATAATTTATGAGTTCCACTAAGATGATATTCAATTATAGGAAAAATATCCTTAAAATAAGGTGTTTTAGAATATGCCTGTTTTATAGATGTTAGATGTTTAATATTCCATTTATTATCATATAATACTTCAGCATCCTTAATCATTAGGTTATCTCTATTAGTAGTTTTTTTTACTGGGATTGTTAAAAATATTTCTCCTTGGGGGGTTTTTATTTTATTCCTTACTTGCCAACTTCTCTTTACTAATTGAGTTGTATTATACATTACAAATATATCACTTTGTTTTATTAAGTTAAAATACCCCAACCAAGGATAATACGTTGGTTGCATAAGTGACATTATTTTACTGTTTGACTGCATATCCTATTCCATTTTCACTATAATTATTTCCATTATATAACATGAATCTACGACCCTTATGTTCAAATACCAAACTATATTCAGCCATTTTTGAATCAAAACCATTTTTAGATACTGATAAACAGTGATCTGAGTTTAAGTGACGTGTAAATTTTATCCCATCTGTTGATGTAGCATATCCTATTCTATAACCTATTTTTGGGTCTTTATAAGAAAAGTACATTTCATATATACCTGATTTTATAACACAAGGTCTTGCTAGTGCTGTTTCATTTTTTTTTAAAGCTAAAGATACTATACCCTTACGATTCCAAATATATCCATCTTCTGATGTTGCATATTTAATATCATATTTAGGTAGATCTTTATTAATCCAACCATTACCAGATACATACCACATCTTGTACACATCTCCATCTTTTATTACATATGGAGCTGTACAAATACCAAATGGCTCTTTATTAGTTTTGGGCATTAAAGGTGCTCGTGATACACGTTCATAATTACCACCTATTTCCTCAGCCATACCCATAATCAGAGACATACGAATTGTAGTTGTACCTGAATTCCAACCTATGTAGTATAATTTATTATTTATAACACATGAGGGAGTTACTCCATTATCATCAAAACACCCTCTCTCACCCGGAGATAATACGGGATCTGTTGATTTAGATATTTCAGTTATAATATTATCTTTTATTTCAATAATAGAATAACCAATATGAGATATGTTATCTTTATCTCGTCCTGAATAAAATACCTTGTACTGGTCACCCTTTAAGTGTTGTATTGTAGGTAACATTCCATGTGATTGATTCCACCATAGGTTTTTATTTGGTTCTATAATTAATCCTTTTTTATTCCACACATTTCATATATTAAAATATTTTCTTTTTAGTTTTTTATTAACTATATTATCTGATTCAAATAAATCAGTTGATGTAACTGTTGAATCATTTGGGATATCTCTAGTTACATTAGCGCCCATAGTTACAAACGTATCTGATCCTATGTTGATAAAATCTTTAAACGAAGCATTAACTCCTACAAAAGTTCTTTTGCCTATTTTTGTATGACCCGATACTGTGATACCAGAAGCTAAATAAGCATGATCATCTATTTGACAATTATGTCCTAAATGGTTAGTACTCCATACCATGACATTATTACCTATTTTTACTGTAGGTTGTATGGTTTGATTTTCTAATATAAAACAATTATCTCCTATGTCAAGATCAGACCATGTTACAGATTTAGAACAAACATAACTGACTAAATCATAACCTAAACTTTTCATTAAGTTATATTTTTCTTCTCTGATTTGATTTAACTTATTATATGATAGAGCTACATGGGCTTTATAATCTTGAGGTGGATACAAATTACAAACTTCAGATACCTTAATTAAAGGTAAGTCTTTAAAGGTAGAACTATTAACATATTCATCATCAGCAACAAAAGCTACTACATCATACAAGGAATCATTAGTAAAATAATAATAAGCTAATTCTGCTATTTCTCCATTTCCAAATATAAGGGTTTTCATAAAAATTGGTTTTTATTGTTATATAATATTTCAACTACAGGAAACTGCCAAGGTTCATCTATATCAAAAGTTTCTTTTTCATGAACTATATAAAGTTCAGGATAGTTAAAAGTAAAATCTCCTAAATATGTATTATTACTTAAATCGTTTTTGCATCCGGCATACAGACAATGAGCTGCTTCAAAAGTACTATTTACTAATTTACTATCCAAAGAGCCAGGGTATTTAGTAATCATATTTCCTTTATTATCCCAATAAAAATTATTTTTTTTATGTACTGCAAATAAACTTTTATTTGAAGATTTTAAAAAATGTTTAGTAAAATTAGTTATAGTTTTTTCAGTAAGAAGAGGAGTACATGCATTTATAGTTATAAACCATTTATGTGGTAATTTCCAACCCCATTCTGACACTACCTTAGGTTCTTTTGATTCACTAACAGATTCTTTAGAACGTTTAAATATATTTACAGGGTATTTTTTTCCTACTGAAATTAATTCTTCATCATATAAAGACAAATAAATATTTTCATTAGGTATAAAACTACAATTTACTAATTTATTAATTGTAATTTCAAATAAATTAGAATTAGCAAATGGTTTTAACATTTTACCTGGTAATCTTTTAGAATCTAACCTAGATTGAATAATAAAACATATGTCTCTTATATCTTTACCCATTATTAGCTAAATCGTCACTTAATTTTTGTATTTTTCTATCACATTCTTTTATTTCTGAAAATAATTTTCGAGCTCTGTCTGGGGCTAATTCAAAACATAATCTAACAACATCCATCCAATTAATATTATTTTTAGAACGTATCGTTTCTATTTCATTAATAATATCTAAATCAGTTCTTTTTACCATAATTAATATTTTTTGTTTTTAAAAATTCATCTTTATTTATATCTTGGTTAAATGTATAACCTTTTCCAACAAAATCCAAGTAATATTTTGCATGTATTGAATTAGAATAATAGGGTCTTTTAGTAGTAATTGTTTGTTCATTTACTAAATCCCCCTTTTTAACATCTTTTTTTAAAATAATAGATCTTTGCCCTTGCCAATTAAGTTTTTCACTTATAGTTAAATCACTTTTAACTGTTAATGTTTTTTCGGTATGTCTTATATTTTTTACCATTTGTTTTAACTCATGGGGTTCTAAAGCAAAGTGATGGTCAGGACCAGATAGTTTTTTTGATAATGTATAATGTTTTTCAATTACTTCTGCCCCTATAGCTACCGCTAATGAAGGGGTTAAAGTGTCTAAAGTATGATCCGAAAAACCTACTTTAATATTATATTTATTTTTTATTTGGGGGATTGTTAATAAGTTTGTTTCTTCTATATTAGTAGGATATCCATTATTACAATGTAATATAGTAACATCTTCACACCCTACGTTATAACAAGTTTCTAATATATTCTTAATAAAATCTATATTAGTACCTATACCTGCGGATATAATGATAGGTAATTTAGTTGAAGCTACATATTTAATAAATCTTAAATCTGTTGATTCAAACCCAGCTATTTTAAACCGTTTTACTCCTAATTTATATAATTCATCTACAGCCTCCTCGTCAAATGGAGTTGACATAAATTCAATATTTTTTTCATCACAATATTGTTTTAAATCATATTGCCAAGTTCTGGGTAATTCTATGTCCTTAAACATATTTAAAACATCAAACCCATTAACTTTTTTACTTTTAGTTGAAAATAGTTTATCTGCGGTATATGTTTGAAATTTACAAGCATCTGCCCCACTTTCAACAGCAACATCAATTAAAGATAATGCTTGTTTAAAATTACGATTATGGTTAGCTCCTGCTTCAGCTATTATAAATGTTGATGTCATATAATGGTAAATTAACTATTTTTGGGTGTAATCTTTCAGTGTTAGGTAAGTTACAATTATCATAGTATGTAGTTTTATGTAACATAGGATAATGTTTATTTGTTTGGTATTTATTTTTTAAAAAATCTGCTTGATCTGTTATTAATGTTGCAAAATAATATGAAGAATTTTCATCATGTTTTAAAAATCTTCCTTCAAATTTATCTTGTATTAAGATAAAATTCTTTTTTCTAATTTTTAAATTTTTACTATAATTCTTTAAACTTTCTAAAGCAATTGCAGCACTTAAATTATTCATATAAAATTTAAACCCATTTTGAATTATGTCATACCCTTCAGATAAATTTTTTCTCCCAAAATTTCTATATAAATAAAAATAATCAGCTGCTTCTTTATTAGGAGTAAATATCATTCCACCATCAGGACTACAAATAGGTTTTGTTGGGTGGAATGATGTAAACGCAAAATCATATTTTATTGTTGGGGTAGGACAGTGTGCAGCATCTACAACAACTATCTCATCACCTCTTAATTTCCATCCCTCAATATTACTAATCCCACCATATAGAGTAGGCATAACTACTTTTTTTAACCCTGTAGGATCTTTCCATGATGGGGTTGTACTTTTTTCTAAATAGTCACTACAGTCAAATAAAAGCTCATCATTAACATCCACAAATATTATTTTATGATCAAAATGTTTAGCTGCCCAAACAGGAGAATTAAAAGTTAATGAAGGTACATATACTTCACACCTTCCATGTTTTTCTTTTAAATAAGCAAATATCATAAAAGCAGCAGCAGATGCTGAGTTTGTAGCTATGTTATGTTGGTTATTTATTGTATTAAAAGAAGATTCTAATTGTTTTACTAAGGGTCCAAATCCAATATTTCCTGATTGGATAGTTTGGGTTATGTTTGAGATTGAGTTAGATAAAAAAGAATGTTTTAACATTTTAAACCTTTATTAATTAATTCTATTAATTCTTCAATATCTTCTTTTACCCATAATTCTGAATTAAAATGAGGACCATTATATTTTTCCCAGTCTTGGTACGTTTTATTTGTATATTGTGGTCTGATTTGTAATAAATTAACATTGGGTACTTGATATGTAAAAGGTAATTCTGTTTCCGCTAACATATCTTCATGTAATTTTTCTCCTGGGCGAAGGCCTATAACTGTTGTGTTTGATTTTTTATTTGTAATCTTTTCTAAAGCTTTAATACAAGTAGGTAAAGTGTAAGAGTTAATTTGTGGAACAAATACTTCACCACCTTTAGCATTTTCTAAAGCACCTAATACAGCGTCTACAGCATCATCTAAAGTGAATAAAAAACGTGTCATTTCTTCAGATGTTACTCTTATAGTTTGCTTATTTTTAATCCATTCCATAAATAAAGGAACAAATGAACCACGAGATGCTATTACATTTCCATACCTAACAGAGGCAAAAATGGTATCAGTTGAATGGTAATCATAATTAGTAAAAATACGTTCAGCAATAAATTTACTTGAGCCATATACATTTACTGGTTGGCAAGCTTTATCTGTTGATACTAAAATACACTTTTTTATCTTGTTCTCTAATGCTGCTCTAGCTACATTTTCAGACCCATTAATGTTTGTTTTAACACATTCATCGGGATAAAATTCCATATCATCTATCCGTTTTAAAGCCGCTGTGTGTATGACATAATCTACTTTATGGCGTTGTAAAGTAATATTTAGTTTATCAAAATCCCTAACATCACCTATTACTCTAATAATAGAAGGATCATGTCCAAATTCTAACGCTTGTTTGCCTTCATCTCGACTATATACTATAATAGTATTATTTTTATTAAGACGTTTAATTAAAGCCTTACCTAAAGATCCTGTCCCCCCTGTAATTAAAATTGTTTTATTTTTCATTCTTTATGTAGTTTAAAATTCTTTGAGATGCTTTACCATCATTAAATTCATCATATATTTTTAATATATCTTTACTGTGAGTTGTTGAATCAGATAAAAATCTAATAACATTTTTATTATTTTTTAACATAGGTAACATTTTTTCTTTTGAAGTCATCTGTTTAAATTCTTCACTACTAATGTTAAACACCCTTTTCCATAAATCTAACTTTTCTTCATCTCCTCCCGAGTTATTTATTATATCTTGATTACTATCTAAGTCATTAAAATAGCCTATTTGAGAAGAAAAATCATGTACTTCTTTATTTAAAAGATATGAAGGATACATAACAGAACTAATAGCACCTATATGAATATCACATATATTATACATTCCCCAAATATGAGATTCTTCTAAAATAGGGGTTACACCTTCAACAATAAACTTAGGAAAGTATTCATTTCTTAAATTTTCAAAAGGTTCTTTTGGATAAGGTTTTACAAAATACTGATATTCAGGGTGGGCATCTTTAAATTTTATAAACTCATCAAACAGTTTATATCTAAACTTGTTAATAAAGGTATAAAATATTACTTGTTTTTTATTGGAGTCTATATTATAGTGTTTTTTTAAATACTCTAACTCAGATTCTTCAACATCTAAGTTTTGATCATATTTAGGATTTCCTACTACAACACTATTACCTTTAAATCCTAATAATTTTCTTTGATTTTTAATAAATTCACTATGATCAAACCAAACATCTATATTTTTTACAAAATTATTTTTACTTTCTGATTCTAGGAACTGATTAACACTGTTTATAAAAGCTGAGTTGGGTTCAACTAATGCAACTTTAGTATTCCATTTTTGTTTAAATTCCTGTATTATATGATCTTCAGGGAACCATCTTTCTCTACTTAGTATTAACCAGTCTGGTTTGAAGGGGAGGTTTAAGTTTAGTGTGTTTGAGAAGTGGGGGACAATAGAATCTGTCTCTTTAAGGTTATTATTAATAGAATAAAATGACTGTTGGGTTGAAGGATTTTTAATTAAAGTATTATTACATATCATATAAAATATGTTTAAAGTAGGATCATTCCATCCTTTATTTATAATACTATTTAAATAACTTGCATGTTTAGTATCGGAAGCAAATATAACTATATTTTTCATAATTTACCATACAACTCGTTTTGTTTTTCTTGTCTTTTTATTGTTTTAGGGTGTTGTAAACACCACTCTTCTTCTGTTGGAAGATACGACATGGTTTTATAACCTTCAAGTACTTCATGTACTTTATTTACCCATTTAATCTTACCATTATTTTTATAAACTCTCCACTGGTAGTCAGGAAAATTAACCCAACCTTGTTCATTTATACCCCAACCCCATTTATTAATATGTTCTTGAGTAAGCCCTTCAACAGTATTTATTCTTGGAACTTTAATTACATCTACACTATTATATTGTAATACCATTCCAATATTATCTATTGTATAGGGGGATATCATTTCATCAGCATCAATTTGAAATATATAATCACCATTACAAAACGATGCTAATTTATTTTTCCAATCTGCAAAGTGTCCTTTAAATTTATCTTTATGCCAATTAAATTCCCCATTGACTGAATGGGATCTTAAATAGTTTTCTATTTCAATATCTCCATTTGATTCATCATAAAGAATAACTATTTCATCTTTTTGTTGTTTATTTTTAACTAAAAAATTAACTAAACGTTGTATTTCTACAAACTCATTGCATACTGTAATTGCATAACTTATTTTCATAACTTTTATTTTACTATATAAATCATTTCTTGCCCTTTTCTCTTACCTTCTTTCCATTTAGCAATTCCATGATTTTTTCGAATATCAGAAATAATTCTACCTGCTTCGTTTTCAGAAATGTTTTTAAAGGATAAAGTGTTTTGAATACACTTTCTTTTTTTAGGTTTAAGAACAACATTTTCTTTAGTACCAATATTTGTTTGGTCTACTTCAACAAAAATAGGTTCTTCTAGGTGTACTGTTAATCTTGTCATATAACTTTTATTTTTAATATACTAAAATATACAAAACTTTTATTAAAATACCTACTTATTCTGGTATAATTCCAACATGAGATAAAGCATCTATATATTCTCTTTCTGGGAACATTTTCATATTATCCATATCCATTCTAAATTCCATAAATTCTCCTTCTTTACCTGGTACAGGATATTTTTCTTTATCTTCTTCAGGGACTTTTATAGCTTTAACTGCTGCCCATCCCCAATCATTTTTATTAGTCCCATTAGCAAATATCATTCCAACTCCTGGTTCATTAATTGTGTTTGGTATCCAAACCATTTTTGTATCAGGGTCTTCCCAAGCCAAATCAATATATAATTCAGGTAAAGTAGACATTTGGTGTTCATAAAATTCTTTACCTGGTTTCATTAAACTATTAGTCCAAAACCCACAACTTAAACTCATATAATTTGTGATATCTTGATTAATTTGGATTTTATAACATAGATCACCTCCTGATTTAGGGCAATCAATTATTGCTTCATGTTTCATGCTTCTACTTTTTTAAGTTTAGGTAATTTTAATTCTACCTGTTTAGGAATTTTAGCTGTTTTTTCTTCAAGTACTTTACCTAATTTTTCTTTCATCTTTTCAAATGAAAAATTTGTTCTGCTATAATAACCTTGTCGTTTAGCTAAATCTTTATATTTTTTATAATTTTCAAATATATCTTTTAAATAGTGTCCTACTTGACCTGTATCAACATTAAACCATTGTGCTTCTTTTAGTAACATATTATTTGCAGCTGAAGGGTGTACTTCTTTTAAACTACCAGAAAGTAGTGTTGTAAACTCTGGGTTTAGGTAGTCTATATGCCCACTCCAATTTGTTGTTAGAAGTGGTTTGTTTGTTAAAGAAAATTCAAGTAATGGTCTACCAAATCCTTCTCCTTTAGTTAAATTAACCATTGCTTTAATTTTAGAATGATTATAAATTTCATTCATTTCTTTATTAGTAAATTCACCGTGAAGTAAATATACATTAGGTAAATTTTTAGATTTACAAGTAGCTTTAATCATTTGGATTTTTTTAATTATAGCATCCCTATCCATATAAGATGATCCAACTTGAGAGGTTTTTAAAATAAGGGCAGGTTTTTTAGATTTATTTTTAAAAGTTTCAAAAAACGCTTTTATTAATAGTCCTACATTTTTTCTATCTTCACCTAAATCTCCTTGCATCCAATGCCCTACAAATAAATAAGCAAATGATTCTTTTACATTAGATAAATCAAATGTTGATGTAAGGGGCTTGTACACTTCAGTATCAGCTCCTTCAAACATTATCTCACTATCTCCTTTCCATTCTATAATCCCTACTTGTTGGTTAGTCTGTTTATCTCTTTTTTCAAATTTACTATTTTTTAAAACATCAATAGTGTGTTTAGAAGAACCTAAAACTAAATCCATTCTTTTACAACCTTCAACCCATTCAGCGGGTGCTATTGTTGTTTCAATGCCTGCTGTAATTCCAATATTGTATTTACCCACTTTTTGAAATTCATTTGGAACTGTAATTTGAGCCCAAACTTCTGGTTGAGAGGGGAGTTGGGGTTGTTGTAAAATTAAGGGAACTAAAAATCCCCATTCAGGGTTATCTTTAATAAACCCAAAAGGAGTATTTCCCCATTTTTGAGATAAGATTTTTACATCATATTTTTCTAATTCTATAATTGCTTTAACTATATCTCTTGACCTTGCTCCATATCCAGAGTAAGTATCAATAGGACAACTTATTACAAATACTGGTTTGTTCATAACTTTTTAATATAATAATTCGTGATTGATTGTGTCTTCTTTTACTTCATTTACATTGATTAACTCATATTTTTCACGTGGAATCCACGTATTAAAGAGTTTATCTACCGCATTAATTACGCGTTCTGCCATAGCTTCACTAGTAAATCCTACTTTTTCTATAGCCCATTTTCTACCTTCTTTACCCCTACGTTTTCTTTCTTCTCTCCCCATTTCATATAACTGTACAATTTGTTCAGTTGCATCCTCAGGGTTGCATCTATCATCCCAAATATAAGGAGTTTTGGGAGAACCTTGTAAAGATCTATTTGTTGGGTATACTGGAAATGCCCAGTTTCCATGTTTAGTATATCTTCCTGTATGGTTTGAAGGTACTTTAGGAGTTGGGTCATACCAATTACCATCTTCATCTTCAAATCCCATTTGGTCTTGCATTCCACCAGTTACATTAGCTATAATTGGAGTACCTGCTAGTATAGCTTCTGTTATGGTTAATCCCCAACCTTCATTTGAAGTTAGTAAAATTTGAGCATCTGCTAAATTATACATAAAATTTAATTCTTTATTTCCTAATTTATTTTGGGAAAATAAAATTGCTTCAGGGTAATCTTTAAATAGAATTTTTCTTACTTCTTCTAAATTAGTACCAGCTTCACTTATAACTTCAGTATGTAAAATTAAACTGCATTTATTTGCTTTTTCTTTAGGTAATTTATCCAAAAAATACTTAAAAGCAAGCATCGTATCAGGAATTTGTTTTCTTCTAATGTTTCTAGAGTTAAAAAATAATATAAAATCTTTTTCTTTACCTCCAAAAACTTGATTTTTAAATTGTTCAAATTCTTTTAAATCATTTTCACTTTCAAGAGGATAATAAATATTATGGTTTAAACCATGTGGTACATATTCAATTACTTTATTTTTTGCTTTATCTCCTAAAACAAGCTCATTTATAAGTTTTGTTTGTTTAGAAATAGCTAAAAGTGCATCACATGATTCATAAAAAGACTTATTATAGAGTGGGGTTGGATAATCATCCCAAATATTTAAATAAATAATAGGAATTTGCTTTCTAATTTCATTTTCAATCATAAACAACCATTCAAAATATCTAGGGTCTGTAAAAATCATTACAGCATCAGGTTTTTCTATAGTAATAAACTGTCTAACTAAATCTGCATTTCCATATCCATCAACAGGATAAAGTATAACTGAAGAGTCATTAATTTTAGCGTTTGTGTTAGCATCCTGAGATAAATCAAATTTTTTCCCTTGTTCAGGGTGTTTAATAGCTCCTGCTACTTGTACCCAATTAAAATGTTGACAAGTATTAATTACTATTTCACGAGCAACTGTTGCAACTCCTGAATGGACTCTAATATCATCACAAATTAATAAGATTTTTTTCCTTTTATTTTTAGGAAGATATTTAAATTTTTTAGAAACATCAAATTGTGGTAACTTATCACCTACTTTTTTAAGTTTAGGTAATTTTAATTTAGGTGTATTTTGCATATAACTTTTTATTTTTTAAATATAAAACTTTTAATTTATTTTTCCAAACTTAAATTAGTATGGTTATGAACTTGTTTTCTAAATTCTTCTTCTGTCAGATAAAGATGAATTGCTCTTTCTGATAGTTTTTGAAATGAAAATTTTCTTTTAATACATTCTACTTTAAATTCTTCAAAAAGTGTTTTATTAATTTTAACACTTGTTAGTTGTTGATCTTTAGGCATATACTTTTATTTTAATATTGTTAGATATACATATATGAGTATTTTAGAAAGTCGCAGAACATAGATGAGTTTTATTAAAAGGACACCAATGACAGTTTTTATGTGGAGTAGGTTGATGATCTTTATCTAAATACCCATCTTGACCAAATGCCCCGTTTATAAAATTATTTAAAGATTTTGTTACTCTATTCATTTTTACTTTACCAGAAGGGGGAGTAAATGTTTGAATTCTTCTAATTATAAATTCTTTGCTTTTATACAGTTTACGTTTAACAATAAAAAACTCTACCTCTATTTTTTCAACAGGGACGTTATATAATTCAGCAAAATATTTTTTATACAACACTAATTGAAGTTGTTTATTTTCATCTGATTTCATTGTTTTATTCCAACCAGATTTACTTGTTTTAATATCTATTATTTTAAATGTTTGGGAAGGTTCATGATACATCACAACATCTAAATAGCCCTGTAACAATAAGTTAGGTTTGTACTTATGAGGTGTAACTTTAATAGGTACTTCACATCCAACTAAATGCCAACCACGTTTTGAAAAATATTTTTTCTTTCGTTTAGCAAATTCTCTAATAATTTCAACCCCATCTTCATAAAATTCTCTTAATTCTTCAGGGGATGAAAAATGTTGTTTATCATTTGCTTTATATTGCTTTGTATATTCTTCTCTAAGTTTATCTTCTAGCATTTCAGAAGTATTTATCTTATCTGCTTCAGCATAACTTTTATCATACATTACTGTAAGGTAATGTTGTAAAACTTCGTGTAAAGCAGTTCCAAATACGGTATGAATACTTGAGGTAAACTGTTTATGACCTTCTCTATATTGTAATGACCATTTTTTAGGACATTCATTAAACATAGACAGTTGAGAATAAGAAATTGCCTTTTGATAAGCAAAATTTATCTCAGGCAATTGTTTTTCTCTAATCTCTTTAAGAATAGAGGGTTTCTTTTTTGACATAACTATATGATACAAAAAAAGCTTGGCTAGGCCAAGCTTAATTATTTTCTTTTAACAATCACAGCAACTACAGCTGCAACTATCTACACATTTACATGTTTGGCAATTACAATCTTTCATTTTATTTTAAAATTCCGGCTCTCACCATCATTAATTTTCTTTCAGCTAATTGCTCTTCACTACCCATTATAGCTTCATAATCCATCATTCCTAATGTACCTCCAATCCTACTTAATTCAACTATGTTACTTGCTATTTTATGAAGTTCATCATCAGATGCAGCATCTTCTTTAGCAAATTCTAGTATACGAAGAAGTAAAGGAACGTCTAATTTAACTATGTCTTTTGGGTTTCTCATTAGGAAAAATTATTATAATCTAGCCATTATTAATTCAAATCCTTTAATAACAGCTGGATCTTTTTGTAAATTTTTACCCATTCCATTTTTTATAGCTATAAATACATTTTTAAGTTCTTCTTTTTTGTTTATTTGGGATAAAGCACTTTTACCCATTCCTTCTAAATAATTTTTTAATTTTTCTACCTCAACAGCTTCTTCTTCTTCAAGTGAAGTTCCTGTAATTTCATCATCTCCAAAATCAGGTGGTGAAGAAATTTCAATATTATCTATATCTGTTCCCGTAATTGGATCCATTTCTTCATTCATAAAATGCTCAAAAGCCATTTCATAATCTGATTTTTCTTTTTTAGGAGTATGAATTGCTCCAATTCCTACAACACCACCAATTTGGTGTTCATTAAGTGATTCTTTTTCTTCATTAACAGGTACTCCTGCTAGTTCTTGCATTCGTTTTAATTCTGTGTTCATTTTATTTATTTTATTTTCTTCTAATCTAGGAACGGTATCATCTTGTTTCATTTTTTCTCTTCTATCAAAACTAGCTTTTACACCTGATCTATTATCCCAAATTATATCATTAAATTGTTGCATTATATAAGGAATTATCATAGGGGTTAAAAGATAACTTGGTCCCGAAGCATATTCATTGAATAGTTTTTGAAATGAACTATTAATTGCTGCAAATCTAGAATCATTTCCTAAATATTTAGAATTGAATTTACTGTCATTATTAAAAGAATAGTTATCAGGAATAGATTTAAGAAAATCAAATGCTTTTTTTCCATCTCCAATTTTACCATTACTCGCTTTTTTAATTTGTTCTTCTTGATATGGGTCTGTAGGGCCTTTTAAAAGATATTCTCTTCTTTCAGGAGAAGATATTTGATTTGCTAGCATCATATAAGCATTTTTAAAATAGGTAGGTATAGTATCTCCTATATAAAAACCCCAATCTCTTTTATCATATTGTTTTGGTTCTCTTTTAATTTCATCCCAATATGCCCTAATTTTATTAGGAATATCTGATACATTATTAAATCCTTGATATGCAGGAAAATAAGGTGCGGAGTGTGAATCAATCCATTTAAATCCTTCTGATCCAAAATCTGCAACTTCGTTAATAGATACTCCTGCTAATTCTTGCATTCGTTTTAATTCATCTGACATTTTATGATATTTTATTATAAATATTAACCCTTTATTGTTCTTTCAATTTTTTCAAGATAAAGTATAGCATCCATATGTTCTTGTTTAGCATGCTCTATCCAATCTAATAAACCTAAATCTTCTCTATCTAAATCTGTATTATATTTTTCTTTGCCGAATTTGGCTCTTTCAACAAATTGATCAATAATTGAATCAACTACTGAATCTGTTTGTTCAATTGTACGAGTTTGATATGGTGTGGGTGTCCCCCATATTTCTCTATTTTTTGTCATGCTTTTAATAACTTTTTAGATTCTTTTTCATCAATACCCATAGTAGAAAGTATATTTAATGTTTCTTTTTTCTTCATTACCTCTAAATATCTAGCAGCTGTAAATTTACCACATTGAAAATAGTCACTTAAAATTTCTACAAGTTGTGGATTAGGGGATTTTTTCTTACTTTTTATATACTTTAAAAAAACCTTCTTTTTTGGGATCATTTCTCTATAAATATTATAGGTCTGTATTTTATTATCATAAGGTATAGTTTGAACATAATTAGTCAACTCAACGTAATTTATATTCATAGATACAAACCGATGAATCATATAGGAATTAAAACAATCCCATGATTCATCAGTAAAACAATCAGCAGGTGTTTTATATAGGGTGATTTCGTTTAACCACCCCCATATATTTTTTATTTGCTTTTTAGTCTTCAATAGTCATATCTTTATATTCTTCCCTAATTTCAGGTGGAATAGAATCTTTTAGAATTTTCTTTGATTCTAGATCATAAAATACAGGAATAGGCATAAGCATATCTTCATCTGTTCCTGTTACAAATTTAGATACTTTACGGATTACTACCGCTTGTCCAAATAATTTACCTCCATCGAATCCTTCTACTGCTGTAGTGTTTGTTAGGTCAATGTTTGGTTGTTGTGGGGGTGCTTGATTTTGCATTATTTATTATTTATTTAATTGTTTCTATTATTTTGGCTATTGCCGACATTATATTAATCTCTTTATCAATTCGGAAATTTGCTTGAAAAAGATGTTCATTTAGTATTATAGTTACTGATCCTTCCTTATCTTTAGCATATACTGAAATATGTTCAAAGAGTAAGCGGTATAATTCTTCAAAGTCTTTTACACCACTATCTGCTATAATTTGTCTTATTTTAATCCAATTTTTTGTTTGGGTAAGTTCTTTTAGTACCTCTTTAGTATAGTTGTTTGAAGCTAGAACTGATTCATCTATTTTAAGGTATAAATCATTTTGTCCTCCATCAACAGTAGATAGTTGAATTGTATTCAACATTTTTCTAACATCAGGATAGTTTTTATTTACTATAGTAGCTACTTCTTTAACATCATGTGAAATATTTTCTTTCCCCATTATATCTGCTAAATGGTGTGCTATAGTAAGTTTGGATGGTGGTCGAATTTTAAGTACTTGACAACGTGATTGTATTGGATCAATTATTCTCTCAATAAAATTACACGTTAATATAAAGCGAGTTGAACGAGAAAATGTTTCAATTACATTTCTAAGTGCTGCTTGTCCATTTATAGTGATAAAATCTGCTTCATCTAAAATAACTACTTTTATACCATTCCAAGAAGCAGCAGAAGCAAATCCTTTTACTTTTTCTCTGATTGTATCAATTCCATTTTCATCACTTGCATTAATGTAAAGGTAATCACAATCTAGATTTTTAACTATAAGTTTAGCTAGTGTTGTTTTACCAGTTCCAGCAGGTCCATAGAATATAAAGTTTTGGATGTCGTTTTGGTCAAGATATTTTTGAATTGTCTCTTTAACTTGTTCATTTCCTACATAATCTTGTAAAACAGTAGGACGGTATTTTTCAACCAACAAAGTGTTGTCTTTCATAACTTATTTTTATAACTTAATTATACAAAAACTTTTACCAATAGGCAAGTTTTATTTATTTTTTAATTTATTTAGTTGATCTATAATACTATTAATCGTATATAAAATGTAATCATCATCATATTTTCCAATTTCACTATCTAATTGTTCAACATCCTCTACTATCTGTTCCATTAAGTCATAGTCCCAACCACCATTTTCATTAATTGCGCTACGTATTTCTTCTTTAATAAGTTGTTTTAGTTGTGAGTGTTTCATCTTATTTTATTTAAAATACTGTTAAAAATTCCTATCTCATCAGAAAAGAAATTATCCCCCTTATTTTGCATTTCTTCAACCTTCATTTCTAGAAAATAAATTAATTTTCTTCTCTCTATAGGAGTAAGTTCAATTGATTCATTTAATAGTTTATTTTCAGCTAAAGGAAGTTTATTTATAATTCTTTCTCCAAGCCTCTCTAGTGTAGCAAGTACTTCTTCTTTACTATCCCCGTTATCCATAGAATACTGAATCCACCTCATTAGTGATGAGGTTAGTTTAGATTGTTCTTGTTCATACCCTTCATTAACTTCTTCTTTAAAAGAGCCATATTGATTGTAAGTATCGCGTAAATCATCATCTGATTTTTGTTGGAATCTTCTTATTGTAGTATCAATTTCAAATGCATTATTTTTCCAATATTTTTCATCAAAAGAATCATAATCATCTTCAGGTTGTGCTTCTAATCCCTTTTCATATGCTACTTGAAAATGGATTTTTAATAAATCTGTTAGTGGGTGGTTTTTAGATTGTTCGTTTAATAGCTTGTTTTCAGCTAAGTATTTTTTTAAGTCAAATTCTTTCATTTTAATTAAACTTATAATTTATATATTGTTGGTAAGTCATTTTTTGATACAGTATCACCCAAGTCGATTACCCAATAAGCACTTTCTGGTAGACCCATTTCTTTTCCAATAACCGCTCGTATTTCTTCTAAAGTTGCTTCTCTGGTAAGTTCAAGAAAATCTCCATAGTATTCATAACGATCTATACTATATTTTAGTACTCTGTATATTCCAGGTTTGAAGATTTCTGTTTCTTGTTCTTCTAAATTTAATGGATCAGCTGCTCTATTAATTTTTCTTAATGCTTTATCTTCTAAAGATTTAATTGTAGAAGGAGTTCTTAATAAGACTGCTTTTCGAATTTTATTATAAGACCCATCAAAATTTATACCTCTTGTTATATCTTTATTTGTTGCTAAAGACTTAATCATTTCTCTTTTTTCTCTAGAAAATAATGCTTTTAAACCTTTTTTATCTCTTGCAACTCTAAGTTCAAAAGTAATTTCACCATGATAATCAGTTTCAATTGTTGAAGAGACTAGTACAGATATATTAAAGTAATATAAATTTCCATCTTCATCTCTTACTTCTTTAACATAATCTCGGTAACTGGTGTTCCCAAAACCCACTCTTTGGTAGCCCTGTTCTTCCATTTTTTTACCTATGATGTTATGTAATTCATCTTGGGTGACTGCTTTACCTTCTAAATATCTAACTTCATCTAATAGCTTATTTTCAGCTAAGTATTTTTTTAAGTCAAATTCTTTCATAATCCTGCTCTTTTTTGCATTAAATATAGATCTAAATCAAATTCTACACCTTCTTTTAATGACGCTTTTTTAATTAATAATTTTTGTCTTTGATCAGGTGAAATACCTGTTACAACTAGTTTATATTTTCTTTTACCATCTACCTCAACTGGTTCAGTTGTGTAGTTTGCTGTTGGAACATCTCCAATTTCTTTTTGAAATTGGCTTCTAATTTTTTCAACTTTATCTAAAGTATCTGCTGTTACAGATAAAGGTGGTGTTACCTTTTTTTCAGGTTTTTTAATTACTTCTCCTTTATCATCTGTTTTTTCAACATCAACAATTTCATACTCTAAACCTGAGTTATCCATTATTGTTTTCATTACTTTTTGTAAGTATGCTTTTGGTTTATAAGGGCTGTTTTCTAATGGAAAAACAATTTTACCATCTTTTACCATAAAATGGACATCTTTTTCTAATCTACCAGCGTACTTTTTCATGTTTTCTGGGGATCTAAATGGAAAGTATGTTTCTGCTCTACTTCCAAACAATTTTAAACCTTTTGAACTGCCAGCTGTTACCCCATCTAAAGATGATAAATATTCTTCAGGATTATCTCCATTTTCTTCTACCCATTCTTGATAAGGTTTATATTTTTCAAGAAGTTTTAATGTGTTATTCCAAGTTTCTTTTCCAAGATCTTTTACAATATTCCCTTCACGATCTTTTATAATCCTATCATTTTTTATTTGATCTATCTTTTTTAACCTTTTTTCAGGTGTCATCTCATTCCATTCGGTTTGAGCTTGGACTGTTTTTTTACCAGGATTAGAAAAACCAAATATTTTATCTATAACTTTTGGGTCACGTAGGTTTTGAGCATAGATACCATAGTTGTCTATATTATCTAAAGCGTTTAATGCAGCTGGTATATCTGTAGGTTGAATAGCAAGGTCGTATTGAACCTTAAGTTGCTTCATCCCATCTTCTTCACCCTCTACCTCTCTTAAAATGTCTATTAGTTTCATATTTGGGCAATAGTTGGGTGTGGTCTATAATCAGGATATTTTTCTTTAAAATGAGTTTTTAAATGGTAAGCTATTGCTAAGTATGCGTTTTCTGCTTCTTCTGCTGTACGAATATTGTCTGATCTAAGAGCAAGAATAGCATTTGAAAATTTTGCTTGAGCTCTTGCTAAGTTTTCTGCTGCTCTACTTTCAAATTGACCTATATACGGTTCGTCAAGTTTATTTTCAGCTAAGTATTTTTTTAGATTAAAATTGTCCATATTATTTTATTTTTTTATTTAAAAATTTGTTGTAATTTAGCAGGAGGAACATTTGCTGCTCTTGACTCTTTATCTACATTTACTATTATTGTTTTATTTGGATCTATATTTTTAGCTTTAATATAATAAGTACCATCTCCAGTAATCCCTAATTCTTTGATAAATTTATCAATATATTCTTGATCAGTTGTGTGTTGAGATAATAATTTTGTTAATCCTTCTTTTGTTAAAGGGGTATTTGGATCTCCTACATTTTCATCTGGTTTGGAAGGGGTAGCTTTATATTTTTCTAAATATTGATCTAACACCATGTCAATTTTTCTAGGGTCTTTTTCTTTCCTTGCTTGTATGTTTTGGAGCAAAATTTCAATAGGGGCATGCAATAATACGTGTTTTACATTAGGGACATATTTTAATATATCATCAGATACGTCATCAAAGATAACTTTTTTCCAACCACCTACTTTATATTCTTGAGCCATATACCAAGCTCTAATGTCTCCGCCTTTATATGGTCTTTCTGTTTCATAAGGATTTTCTGGTATATCCTCAACACCATCTTTTCTATACATTCCCGAAGTCATCCCCACTTCATTACCTTTAGCCCAATCCCTTATGTTAGGATGGTCTAATTTTAACCTTCTTTCTTCTGCTTCGTTATCAAACCCCTGAAACATATCGCTATCTATTTGAACCCATTGATTTTTATCTGTTGTTTTATAAAAAGGAACAGCCTTTAATAATGAAGCAGCCATTGATTTTCCTGCAGATGATGTACCATCTATTAATATAGCAGTTTTATCACTAGTATCTTCTTTAAACAGTATATTTTCAGCTAAATATTTTCTCAAATCAAAATTATCCACTTAATTATTTGTTATAAATATATAAAAAAAGGGACCAATTATAGTGGGTCCCCGTAAATATTGTATCTTTTAGTTGGTTCAGGAATAATTTCTTTTTCCTCACTTCTTATTACATAGAGTTTACTATCTAGAGGTGCTAAACGAAACTCAACTTGTTCTTGGTTTTTATCAAACCATGCTTCTAAAGCATCAGTTATTGTTTTATGAACAATTTTTTTCTTATCTCCCACAAGCACCCACTGGTCTCCAGGAGGTACTCGTGTTGCGATAAGTTCATTATACTCTACTTTTTCTGTCTGCATTACATCATCATTGAAGGGTCCATCATTGGTTGTGATTCTTTTTCTTCTTCAGGGTTATCTACAATTGTGCATTCTGTAAGTAATATTGTACCTGCAATTGAAGCGGCGTTTAAAAGTGCATTTTTAGTTACTTTATGTGGATCAAGTATACCTGCTTTTTTCATATTAACAACAGAATTAGTTTTTAAATTATATCCTGTAAAGCCTTTTTTATTTTTCAAATCACTCATTTCAACCATTTTAGCATCTGCTTCAGAATATCCAGCATTTGTTAAAATATATTCAAACGGTTTACCACAAGCATCATATACTATTTTTTGACCATACTTAAAATCTTCAGATCTATCATCTTGATTATTAATATTATCTAAAATATTTTTACGTGCATATAATAAAGCAACTCCACCACCTGGTACAATTCCATCTGCTAAAGCACACTGTGTAGCATGTAAAGCATCATCTACTCGGTCTTTTTTCTCTTTCATTTCAGTTTCAGTACTTCCACCTACATGAACAAGAGCAACTCCACCTACAAATTTAGATAAACGTTCTTGTAATTTTTCCATTTCAAATGGGGTTTCTGCTTTACTAATTTGTTCTTCTAGTTCTTCAGCTCTCTTAGTAATTGCTTCTTCAGTACCTTGACCATCTACAATTGTAGTTTTTTCTTTAGTTACAGTTACTGTTTTTGCTTCACCAAACCATTCCCAATTAAACTTTTCAAGTTTCATACCTTTATCTTTATCAAATACAGTTCCACCTGTCAGTACAGCTATATCATCTAAGATAAGTTTTCTACGTTCTCCAAAATCAGGAGCTTTAACAGCAGCTACTTTTAAAGTACCTCTCATTTTATTTACAATAAGTGTAGCTAAAGCTTCACCATCTATATCCTCAGCAATAACTAAAAGTGATTTACCTTTTTGTGATACACCTTCTAAAATAGGAAGTAATTCTTTTACTTGTGTAAATCTGTGATCTGCAATTAATACATAACAATCTTTAAGGATAGTTGACATTGTGTTATTATTAGTTACAAAATAAGGTGATTTATAACCTCTATCAAACTGCATTCCTTCTACTGTTTCAAGATATGTTTCATCTGTTTTTGATTCTTCAATATAAACAACCCCTTCTCTACCAACTTTTTCCATTGCTCGAGAAATTAATTTACCTACTTCTTCATCATTATTAGCTGAAACTGTAGCAATTTGTTGAAGTTGTTCTTCTGATGTAATTTTTTCAGATCCATCTTTAAGTGATTCAAGTACTTGTTTTACACCAGCATCAATTCCACGTTTAATTTCAACAGCATTAGCACCATCATTTAAACGATTTAATCCACCTTTTACTAATTCACGTGCTAATAAAGTTGAGGTAGTTGTTCCATCACCTGCATGATCAGCTGTTTTAATTGCTGCTTGTTTAAGTAATTGTGCTCCTAAATCTTCAATAGGGTCTTCTAATTTACTAATTTGTCTAGCTACTGAAACTCCATCTTTAGTTGAGTGAACAGAACCCTGATTTGTATAAACAACATTTCTACCATTTGGGCCTAATGTTGCTACTACAGCATCAGCTACTTTATCCATACCATTAACTAGTTTTTTACGAGCATCTGCTCCAAATTTAATACTTTTACTCATTTTCTTTTGTATTTATTTTTGCTAAGATTTGATTTTCGGGTCCTATAAAATATTCTTCTCCATCATATTCTAATTTAGAAAACCCCATTGTTGGTAAAATTACTACGTCTCCTTCTTTAACTGTAGTTTCTAAAAAAGTTCCTGTTACTGTTGGTTTACCAGGACCAACTGCAACAACAGTTCCTTTTTCATTTCTATCTTTACCTGCATCAGGTACTACAATAGAGCCATACATTGTTTCTTCTTCCTCTATTGGTTTAACTATAACTGCATCAAATAGTGCTTCTAATTTCATAATTCTACTTTATTTAACATTGTTTCTAATCCATTTTTTACTTCATCCCAAGAATTAATATAATCTTGTATTGAACTAAATTCACCTGGGTTATTATGGAATTTTTCTTTTGCTATTTTATTTAAAGCATTTTTAAAACTTGTATAATAACCTACTACTTTTTCTACTTCTTTTCCAGTTGCTTTCCTTCCAGCAAACCCTCTAGTTGAAATCGATTTTTCTATTACAGTGAAATTTGTTGCATCTTTAGAAATATAAAAGGGTTCCATTAATGGGTCTTTTATAGTACAATAAGATGAATTTTGTGTTTGTGTGTCTTTTGAGGGACGTCCTCTTTTTGTAGTTTTTGGCATAACTAAATTTAAATTTGTTCGTATAAATGTACAAATAAAATTGCGCTAGAGCACGCTTTTTTAAATAAAACTTACTTAATTTTAATTGATTTTGGTTTTGAACTTTCAGCTAAAGGAATAAATACTTCAAGCAACCCATTTTCCAGTTTAGCTTCTGTTTGGGCTAAATCAAATTTGGGGGCTATTTTATACCCTAAGTTAAAAGATTTTTTAGACAAACCATGATAAATTGTCCCTTCAGGAACATTTTCATTTTTGTCATTTTTTTCATAACTAATTTTTAATACATCATCTTCAATATCTATTATAATATCTTTCTTAGTTAAACCAGTGCAGGCAATCTCAAAATTGAGACCTTTACTATTATAAAAAATATTTAATGGATGTGGTTGTTTGGAATTTAATGCAGGTGCAAATTGGTCTTGCGCATTAAAAAAGTTGCGGAATAAAATGTCGAAAGGACTATGTTGTCTTTCATAAAATTCTAATGTACTCATATCATTAATTTTTGTGAGCGCCTTAGCTGCTCGGGTTTATAAAAATATAACTTGTGCTCTAGCTACAATGTTATTTGTTAATACATATCAAAAAGCACTTTCTTCTTTACGAATCATGTAATAAGTGCTTGTAGTGTTTTCAGATTTAAATTCTAGTTTAAGTAAACCTTGATAACTTAAATATAAAGTTCCATCTTCTAGATCTTTATTTGCATTTAAAATAGTTTTAAACATATCTGAATTAAATGGAATACTTACATCTGCTTGTCTTATGTCACCTAGCAAATTATAAACAATTTTATTGTTATGACCTTGTTCATCTCCAAAAGTAACAACACATAAATCACCTCCATCTAAATCTTTATCAGGGGATAAAGTCATATTACCTACACCTGCTAAAGCAGATTTTGCTTTAATTAAATTATCTACATGTTCTTTTTCAAGTGGTAAAACCATATCCCATTTGGGTTCATCTACTGTACCTGGTTTAGCTATAAGTAAAGGATCAGATAAGGCATAAGTTAAATTAAAATCACTATCTGCAAGATATAATTTAGTATAAACAGATTTTGTTTTTTCTAGATTAATTAATAAATCACCTGAGGTGATATTTATTAGGTTTAATAATTTTTTAGTGTCAAAGATTGCTAAATTACTATCTTCAATATCAATATCAGTATGAGTAATATTTCCTATTACTTCTTTATTTATAGACATAAAGTCTATTGTTAAGACTTTATCTTGAATTTTCCATTTAACAGATTCTACCTCACCAAGGTAGTATTTGTTTATAACACTTTGTAAAACTAATTTATTAACCATATTTAAATATAATAACTTTTTATTAAATAACCTAACTAAAATTAAAAAACTTGTCTTTATATGGGTTTAAATTTAATGACCAACCTAAATCGTCATAAAAACCTTCTAATTTATTAAGTAATATAGCATCAAATATCTTTTGTCTATCAGCATATTTTTCCATAAACTCTTCTATTTTAGATGGTAAATCAAAATCTAAAAACCCTAATGTATCTATCTGGTATGGGTTTGGTTTTAAATAGATATATTTAATTTTATCACCTTGTGCTATATAAGAATGTTTAGTATTTAATCTCCAAAACCTAATTAAATCATTATACACAGCAGCTGCTTTAGCACTTACAGGAGCACCTTTAGTCATTTGAGTAAACATTTCACCTGCTTTGGGTTTACGCCCCATATATTTGTTTAATGTTTTTACTCCTGTTGGGTTACCTAATTTAACTAAAGGTATTTCTCCATTTAATATTTGTTTTTTAAATTCTTTAACTTTTTGATCTATGTCAGTTTGTGTAGAACCTTTCAAAACATTAATTAAAATGTCTTTAAAAAATTTACCTAATACAGGTGGAAAATTTGCCTTTTTAAATTCAAGGCCTTTTATATCAAGTGACTCTTTTACTATACCTTCTTGTTTAGTAATCCATTGAGCATATCTTCTAGTTTTTCTAAAATAGGCTGATCTAATTACACATTCAGTTTTCATTTCAAGTCTATGAGTAGGAACATTAAAACATTCTTTAGCCAATGTGTTATAAGAATCTGTAATAATATCTTGATATTTAAGGGCTACTTTTTCAAGTTTTTCATCCTTATCTTCATCAGACATTTTATCAAAATCAGGATAGAAGTGTTTTAGTATAGGTTCAGCATGAAAATAATTACTATCTGTGTCTACATAAGCACAGTAGTTTACATCACCTTCATCACAAATCATCCATGGTACGTCTTCTATATGCTTCATTTTAAAATCTTTGGTCAATTCCAGGTGCTACCATTTTACCACTTGGTTTTTCTCCTTTTGAGGTAAGTACTTCATGAGGTGGAACTACTTCTATCTTAACACCTTGTATTTTACATTTACCTCCTTGTTTAAGGAATTTTTTAAATAATATTTCTTGTTTTTCTGTCCAAGATTCACTTCTTTCAATTATAGTTTGTTTATCTACTATAACATCATCAAATTTAACTTGAACATTTTTTCTAATTGATTGTGGTGAAAGTGCCATTATACTTCTGTTTTCATTAGTTTATTAATATGTCTATTTGCTGCTAAAGCTGATTCTTGGATAATTCTCCAACCACTTAAGGTAATTGCTTCACTTAATATTGCTTTATTCATTGCGTATCTAAATGAAGGTAAAGCAGTTGCACCATACAAACTGTTTAGCAAAATTTTCATTGTATATTGCTTTAAATGAAACGAAGCACCTAATTCAGCATTACCTGCTTTATATGCTTTTTTCATTTGATTTTTGTACTTTACTCTTTCATTAAACCATTTATCTAAGATAATTGATAATACTGATTGTTTGTCTGTTCTAAAAAATGTACCATTTGCAGATACAGCCATTTTCATATCCTCAATTAAATTAATTAAGGCATCTACTTCAATTTGAGTACGTTTACCTTTAGCATTTTCAATTGTAAGTTTTTCTTGTGGGTTTTTTTTCTTTAAATCATTTAAACCTAAATAGTTATTTCTAGAAGGTATAGGTAAACCTGTTTCAGCATTCATATAAGGTCTATATCTTAAATTTTCAGGTAAAGTATCACTTATAATTCTACCCACCATTGTTTCTTTACCTATATTTAAAGACATAATAATACAAGGATATAATGAAGTTAAATCTTCATCAAACATATATTTGTAAATACCTGCTTTAGGACAAAATAAATAACCACCTGCATATCCCTTTTTCTTTTCTTGGTGTTTTTCCTTAGGTGGTGGAACTATACCTTCAGATAATAAATAAGCTGAAATAGCACCATCTTGTGTAACTGTATTATGGTATACTTCTCCATAGTTATGTTTGCCTTTATGGGATAGGTTTTTGGTTAGTGCTAAATATTCTAATTTTTTATCTAATTCAACTAAAATTTCAACATCACGAAAGTTATATTCTATAAATGTTTCAATATCTTCTTCAAATAATCTATCTAAAGAACCATTATATTCTATTTTATTTAAATCAGCATATTTTTCACCTAATGCATCTAACTTCCAACTTGGTTCATCTTCCCAACTATATTTTTTATGTAAACGCATATAATCAAGTGATTCAACACCTGCTATCTCTATAGGTTGTTTAGAATCATAAATTTCACCTGTTCTAAAACTACGTTTTTCTTTAACTTGTTGGATTGGAGATAAATACTCTACCATTTCCTCACCTAATACCTTTTTAATTCTATAGTATAAATAAGGAATATCAAAATAATCACTATTATAACCTATAAGAATATCTGGGTCTAATTCTCTCATATAAGTAAGAAATTTAGATAATAATACTTCTTCATTGTAAACAGGAATTATTTCTTTATTCCCATTTACTGTTGGTTGAATTTGTTGTTTAGGATCTAGTATTATAATTTTCCATTCATCTTCTTGTTTAAAATACCAAGCAATTGAAGTAACTTTTTTAGGTGCAGATTGGATATATTCAGGAGTTAAAGCATCTCCCATTTCAATTTCTATATCAAAAAATATTTCCTTATGAGTAGTTGATGGTTCATCATTAGTTCCATACTTATCAATTAAAAAATTTTGATAAGGTGACATATCATGAAAATGAAGACCATCCATATCTCTTTTCCATTTATATATCTTTTTTAATGGTTCATTATTTAGACCTTTATACTCCGCTTCACTTTCATCACATTCAATATAAGCAGGAGAGGACCATTCTGTGGTTGAATAGCCCTCATCAGTCCATAAGTGGATCAAGTATTTATTATAACTTTTATATTCGGCAAAACACTTCTTATACATTTACTTTAAAAATTGTTTTAGATTTGGTCTAAAATAATTTATATTTTTCATTACTTTTTTATCACGTGTTCTATAGACGATATAATAGTCTCCAACCTTTTCATAGTGACATGGTTCCTTTTGCTCTTCAGAACGTACCCTAACGGTCTCTTGTGCCTCTTCTTCGTTAATACAAGCTTTTGACATATTACTTGCTTGTACTTCTTGATACGCGGGCCATATTTGATCCTTAAGACCATGTAACATAGTGCCGTTGCCCAACGAAACATAGGCAATGTCACATAAAGCATCAAGAACTTCAGTAATATTTCCGGTTTCACAGGCTTCTTTATATTCTTCGAGCTCTTCAAGGATGAAGTCATATACAAACTGCCACTCCTTTTTTTCAGGGATTTTTGGTTCATAATTATTAGGTTTACCCATTGTTGCGTTAAATTCTTCAACTTCACTTACAAATGGAACATATTTTTCTTTTTTTTCTAATTCTTGTTGTGTTATTTGATCAGACTTTTCTTGTAATGATAATTCTGGTTTTTGTTTTTGTTTTTGCATAATTTATATAATTTAAGAAATATGTATTAAACTTGACCACAGTTCATGGGGAATATCTCCACTAAAATTACTATCAGGAGCTAGCATAACTGAAATAGCATCATGTGAATGGAGGGATTCTTGGTGAGAACATATAATTCTAAAATCTTTTATTCTTTTATCATCAATTAATTGTTTATATAATAATCTAGCAGCATCTTCTACAAACTTTAAATATGACCCATTTAATTCAGCAAATGCCATTTCATCTTCTCTTTTTACTACTACTTGTGTTTCAGTTTGTAATGCTTTAGCACACATTTCTTGTAATTCTTCTATCCAAACCATATCATCAAATTCAATTGATATTCTAGTTACAGATCTTTGTGAATGAGATACTGTTGCTTTATTTCTATATTTTCTAGCATATTCAGCTAATTCATAAGAACAAGGACAAGCTGAAGAGTATACAAAATCAAAATGAATAATTTTTCTTAATTCACCTTGTTTATTTAAATCACCCTCTAAAGTAACATCATAATATTGGTACCCAGCATTATCTGATCTTAATGATTTTTGAATAATAGGATATGAAAATTTAAGTGCTATTTTAGAATCAAATGCTTTTAATTTATCTTGGTAAGCAGATAAAACTGTTTCTAACTTATCAATACTAAAAGTATCATTTTTAAATTCATAAAATGATCTCATAATACGAGACATATTAATACCTTTTTTATGTGCTTCAAGTGATACTGTTCCTGTTACTTTAGTTTCTAATTCTATATCACCATTATCTCGTGTTTTATATCTTAAAGGTAATCTAAAGTTATGAATTCCTACTTGTTGAATTTCTACAGGTGAACCTTGAATAAGTGAAGAGGGTCCATTTTGTAAATCGGGAAATGTTTCAATATCTTTTTTTGTAGGAAAATAATTTTTATCATATTCTCTATTAGGTTCATTATATTTTAATGAATGTTCGTTGTCTTCGGGTTCTTTATATGATTTAACATCACCTACCCATTCATATTTTTTAACAAATTTTTTTTCGATTGTATTTTTTTCGCTCATTTAATAACTTATTTATGTTAATATAAAAAATTTTTTAATAATATCCAAATATATCTTTATACTCCTCGTTCTGTGTCAAATGCTATTATATGATCCCTACCTGTTAAGTTATAACCATGTTCAGCACATAAATCAAATACTAAAGGATACATTTTAATTAATTCTTTTCTTGTATCACCCGCAGGCATTATAAATGTTTTATGCTTAGGGATTTCCATTTTAATTCTAAAATCTTCTATTTCTTTTAAACATTCATCAGTACCATCCCAAACTGGTTTATAATGATAATCAGTATGGTAATCTAATGTTTTTCTAATAGCACTATAATTTAATCTTAATTTATTATGTTGTTTAATCATTCTTTCATCTGTTTCTTTTCCATTAGGTGTTAGAGCACCTAATTTAGGGACAGAATTAGAAAATTTAGGAGATAAAGAAATAAGATTTAGAGGGAAATCTGTTTTAAGAAAATGAGAACCTTCAGTTTCAATAGTAATAAGAATGTCTCTTTGATTTGCAAAATGAGTTAATTCATTTACTAACTTAGGATGCATTGTGGGTGAACCACCTGTTAACATCATCTCTTTTACATGAGGATTTTCATCATATATTTTGATAATATCATTAAAATTAAATGTTCCTTTTTCTGGATGTATACTAGTATACCAACTATCACACCATCCTCCTTCTTCTCCAAAATAGCACCTATGTGTACATCCAGTTGTTCTAACTGCTATAGTTGGTCTACCAAATCTACTCCCTTCAGATTGAACACACCTGTATAGTTCTAGTACAGGTAATCTTTTATCATAATCTTTTATTCTTCCTAAAGGTCTTTCCATATTATTTTACTAAAATGTATTTAAATTTAAAATTGCTATAAGTTGTAGTCACATACCAGTAATTATTCTCCATAAATCGCTGTGTTTTTTCCATGTTCCATAAATTCAACTTGGGTGACTCTTACTCTACCATCTGTTTCTTCTTCAACAAAACTATTTAACTTATTATAAATATACTCAGCAAATTTTTCTGCACCAGTATCATCTACTACTCTTAATTGGATTATTCCTTGTGCATCCATCATTCTAAATGAATCTAGTTCTGGGTCATCATTTGCAGCAATTAAAGTATGATCAAACATGTAATCCATCCAAGCTTTTGGGGACATACCATCTATTTGGGTTTTAGCTCTTTTCATACCACCAAAATCCCAAACCCAATTCCTATGATCAAGTTGACCTTCAAATGTTACTTTAAATGATACTCCATATCCATGTAAATAACTACAATGTGTTTCTTTTGCTCTCCATTGACGAAATACTGTACTGAATCCGTCAAATATTTTAGTTGATTGATGTTTCATTATTTTACGTTAAATTGTTCTTTTTCATACTCTGAGAGTACTTGTTCAACATATATTCTTGCTGTTTCCCATTCTACAGGTCCTGTTTCATCTGCGTATGCTACAGGATCAGGTCTTCCTAATTTAATAAATGCTTCTACTCTCTCTACTGATGAAGCTGATTTATAATCTGAGTACCATTTCCATCTTGTAGGGTTGTGTGTTTCCCATGCTACAGGTCCTGTTTTATCATAATGTTTAATAGGTTTATAGCTTGTATTTGTTCGTTTATAAACTTCATCAAAATCTAAACCTAAATAATCACATAATTTTTCCCCATCTTGTAAGATAGTAAATTTATCACCTTCAAGATAAGGTGTAAAATAACCTACTTTATCAGCATTCCAATTACCTATTCTAAAAGCAGCATCATCTGCGTCTCTAAATTCTTGTCTACAATCAGGGTAAATAGCATGATCACCTGCATGAATACCAAGTGCAATATCACAACCTTCACCTGTTTGGTTTGCCCTAGATAGGGCTACTGCTTGTGTAATAGAAGCAAATATTTTATTTCTATTTGGAACAACTGTTGCTTTCATATTATCTTCAGCATAATGACCTTCAGGTACTTCATCTCCCCCATCTACTAAAGCAGAATCAAGTAAATCTACTAAACCATCTAATTTAATTACTCTATAGTTAACAGGATAATATGGGGCTTTTTGCCCGTCTTCTGCTGCTTTATTTTCAAGATTATTAATATAATCTACTAATGATTGAGCGCGTTCTAGTTCAACTCTATGTTTTTGTCCATAATCAAATGAAATAGCTGTTACCGTGTCATATTCTTTTAGACAACGTAATAATAATGTACTGGAGTCCATCCCTCCAGATAGTGAAACTACAACATGTTTTTCCATAATTCTTCGTTATTTAAATGTTTAAATTCTTCTATTGTTAGTCCTTTCATTAACATAAATGCTTCAAAATCTATGTCTAATAAACGATAATAATCATACCAATTTTCTTTCCATTCTTCACGGAATTTTTCAAATTCAATTTTTTTATTTAAGTCTTTTTCAGTCATTCTATCATCATTAATAATATCATTACTATGGAAAAGATTACGATTCCTAACCATGCTTCAAAACAACCTGTATTTTCTTCTTTACTCATCTTATTTGTTTAGGTTTAATAAATCATCTCTAGTTTCACCTTTAGAGGTTTTACTTTTGGTTCTAAAGATAACGCTAATTCGTTCATCTTCATATTTTTCTTTTTCAGTTAAATCTCTATCACCAAATAAGGACATATCAAGAATACCTAAATCTTCTCGTATGGACACCTCCATATTTCTATAACCCTTTTTCTCATATTTCTTTTTGAGGTTAGTTAAGTTATCTATAAGAGAATCAACATTTATTTTACTAATTTCTCTTGGTAAATCTTCTATATGTTCAGTTATTTTATCTTTCATTTTTGTTTTGGGGGTCTACCTCTTCTTTCTATTGATCTACCAGAGCGATCAAATGTTTTTAAACAATACATATAAAATTCTTCTGTTGTACCATCAAAATTCATAATATGCTCTTCATACTCATCTTTTGTCATAACAAATTCTCGTAAAAAACCTTTTTGTAGTGCTTCTAATTTAGCAGTTTCATCTTTTTCAAAATCCTCAATTAATCGTTTTCTACGAGCTAAATCAACTTGGTTTGATTCAACTAATCTTTGATGATCATTACCATAAGATTTAAATATTTCATTAAGTTCTATCTCAGTTAATTTCCACTGCCAGTAATAATGTGAAAATTCATATTCACCGTTTTTAATACGATCTAAAAATGTTGATTTTTTTGGTAATGGTGGTGTTTTTGTTGTATATCGTCTCCACCAAAAGAATTGATTATAATTTAAGGGTTGTAACTGTTTAATTTTTTGCCTTACAGTTTTTTCATCAGACGTATTGTATAACATAACCTTTAATTTGTGATAATATAAGAAAAAAACTTATAATCTCCAAGCTATAATCCATTTATTTCACGAAACTTTTTAACATTATACTCTATAAACTCTAAATTAGCATCTTTTTCTTCTATATCTTGAAAATTATTCATATTTGCCTCTGGTTTATGAGGTAAACCTAAATCAAAATACATTTTTTGTTCAATACCAGCCATTACTGGGTTTGATGTATCTATTGATTCAATACATTCCATATCTTTATATAATCCAAATTCAATGGGAGAAGCAGTACCTAATAGATGTACTCTATCTGTTGGAGATAATATTCTATCTTTCATTAAATCATTTATAACCATATATCTACCAATTGCTTTACCAAAATCTTTATTTGGGTGAGGACAAACATCATTATAATATGAAGCACCGTATGAATATGCTATTTTTTTATATCCTAAATCTTTATACACTTGAGTACATAATGCTGCATAGTGTTTTGTTTTAGCTTGTACTACTGCAACTTTAGTTACTCCTTCAGGTAATTCAATTTGAGACCATATTTTAGCATTTCTAACTGATTCACTATAATTTTCCCAAACATCAGGTACTATAAATTCATTAGGTTTAATTTCTTTAATCCAATACATTAAACGTTCTGTATTGTATGCTTCCCCTAATTCATGTAGTGAATTATCCATTACAACATATCTATCTATACTTTTAACATTATAAAAAAACGTTCTATACTCTTCATTTTGATCTAATAAATGAGGTAAACAATAATCATAGTCATTAAATTCAAGACTTTTACTTAATAAACAAAATGGTACTTCGTGAGATATTTTTACTTTTTTCATAACCTAAATATAATTAATAACCTTTAAAAAAACACGTAACTTTAATAAGTTTTAGTGTTATCATCATCTATTTTTTTAATTCTAGATTGTAAGTTTTCTATAGCTTGTCCTGTTTTTCTACTTGAAGCTCCAGATCTTTGGATTTTAGCTATTTCATTTTGAAGTTGTTGCTTTTCAGAAGAAGCAGTAGAGGGTGGAGTTGGGGCTTTAACCCGCTCGGCTTTACTCTCCTCCTGTTTTACCTCTACTTTTTCTTCCTTTAAAACTTTAGTTTTTTTTTCTCCATAAATGTTTTTTTTAGAATTTTCATAGAATATTTTATTTGCAGAAATAAGTAACATAACAGCTAAAGGATCAAAAACAAAAATAAAAACTAGTATAAACCAGTTTACTACTTGATCAGTATCTTTTCCTGTAATATTAGCAACATATTTTAAAGGTCCAATTTCTGCTGCAACATCTGAATTAATTTCTAGGTTTAGTATATCTAAATCAAATTTTGTTATACTATCATTTAAGATATCTTGTTTAGTAGTTAAACTATCTCTTCTAGATGTTTGTGCATCTAATTGTTGTTGGATGATTTTACGTGTTGCTGATGATTGGGTAGTTATAAGTTGTCCTTCGCTATTAGTATATTGTATTACATTATTACCTAAGCTTTCACTTAATTCAATTATTTGTGTATTTATATCTTTTTGTTCTTTAGATATATCTTTTATTTGTTGTTGATATCTATTACGTTTTTTAACTTTTACTTCAACTTGTTTATCTACTGCTTGCATTTTATATGCCGTTTCTTGATAAGCAGAAACTAAAAACCCATAAATCCCAAGTGAAGTTATAGCCATTAATGCTATTAAAGCGGAAATTAAATAAGTTTTTCTTATCCAATGAATAGTTTCCCAAAATCTTTCTAAATAAGAAGCAGTAATAAGTTTAGAAGCTTCAAGTATAGCAGCCATTAATATTACAGCACTAGCTTGAGAAGAAAATAATTTACTAATACCAAAAACACTATAGTAAGCAGCTACAGTTGCTAAACTTAGGGCTGCTATTAAAATTAATATTGGAAAAAATCGTTTCATAGCATGTAAAATAAGGAGCCCCTTTTAGGGCTCCAAGTATTTTTAAAAAATGCGATTTTACAAACCTTTAAGCATCTCAACTAATTCATGTTGAGGAAAGCAATCAAATTTGTCTTTACGAACATTTGTGTGTGTCCATAATCCAAATTGTTTTGCATTATAAGCATCTAAATTAAATTCAAATGCATCTTTTGGATGAACTCCTTCTTTTAATAGTTTTGGAAGTCCATTTTCTAAATCCATTTTAGGATAAATATCTTTTAAATGTAAAATTAGTAATCGAAGGGATTCAATTTGTTTATCTGAATAAGCATGCCAATATTGATGACCTCTAAATTTATATCCTAAATCACAAACAAATTCAGGTTTAACTTCTGTATTAACATAAGTATAATACTTATCTCCTTTTTTAGTTAAATAGCCAAAGTTATTAAGTTCTACACCACCTGATAGTTTTGATATTTTAAAATTTCCTACTTTACCTAAATGCCATCCTAAATAATTATTTGGGAAACATTCAACTACAACACCATCATATTTAGCTTCTTTACCTTTTACATTAGTTCCTCCTATAACATATTGAGTAGCAACTCTACCTCTTTTATCTTTATTCCAACTATTTACACATGCAAATGGATTGTCCCAACCTGCTGTGTGGTGGAGGAAAAAACCTAATGGTTCTATTTTACCATAATCTCTTACATATTCATTTTTATCTAAATATTGACGTTCAATTATTAAACCATCTTTAGTTGTGTATTCTGTTTCTTCAGCTGTAGTATCTGTATCTATTCCTATAGCTTCCCATGTAGCAGGTCCTACTACCCCATCAGCTATTAATCCATTTTCTTTTTGAAATTTTTTAACTGATAATTCTGTTCCAGGTCCGAATATACCATCTGCTCCTATTTCTAGGGCTTCTTGAAGTTCTTTTACTTCTTTACCTTTTGATCCTTTTTTTAGTAACATATTTTTTGTTTATAATTTAAAATCCACCCATTATAGCTTCATCAATAGCTTCTTGTACTTCACTTTTTGTAGCGGGCATTTTAAAAGAAATGTCTGCTTGATATCTTTCTATTTCTTCTCCATCTTGAAATACTACAATAGTTGGAACAACTACTACTTTATATTTTTTTTGTAATTCAGGATTTTTAGTTATGTCATAATATTTTACATTACAATCTGTTAAACTTTTGAGCCATGTAACATTATTTGTAGCATTCCATGAAGCATTAAAATGTTTAATAGTAATTTGAGTATAACAACTTATTGTAAAAAATATACTAAACAGTAGTAAAAACATCTTTTTCATAATAATTTACTTTAGATTATCAATTTTTTCTTCTATGCGATCCATATCAGTTTTTAATTCTTTAACATCTTCTTGAGTAGTCATAATAGTTTGTCTAACTATTTGATCTTTCATGTCAAATTCCATTCTAGTTACTTCTGGTTCGGGGGGTTTTGGTAATTCTTTTGCTTCTTGTATGTCAGCTTGTAAAGCAAACCACATACCTACTACAGTTGCTATTGCAAAAGCAATACCTATTAAAGTTTTTATACTTACTCTAAAACCTGTGTCTTCGTTTAGTTCTTTTGCCATTTTATAAAATTATATAATTTATTCCTACACTAAAATCGTGCCATTTTCTATTCCAGTATTTATTATATTTACCTTCTAAAAATACTCCTAAATTTTTAGTTATTTTATATCCAAATATTAAACCACCTGAATAGTCTACCCACTGTCCACCATTAAATTTATGGTATGAATAGTCACTTTTAGTTTCTAAATGTAAAGGCATCACGTTACCCCACGAATGTACCCAAAAATCTTTAGTATAGTGATAAAAATCAAAACCTATTACTAATGAATGATTCCATTGATATTTTAATGCTTTTCTTTCTTTTTCTGTATACTCAGCTAATACTTCTGGTATGACTACTGCTTCCCATACTTGGGTATTTTCTGCTACTAATTCTCCACTAGGGTTAAAATAATTTACACCACCATTTCCATCAAACTCAATAGAATACCCCTCTTGTAATGCTAAATCAGTATAATGCAAACTACCATTTGATAATAACCATTGGTCTAATGGGTTATAACCGTAAGGTTCAGCTATACGTTGTACTGCTCCTATATTAAAAGATAATTTATTTCCTATTTTTTGTCTATATCTTTCTGAAGATTCAAAATATCTAATATCAGCAAATCCATCTTCTAAGTATTCTGCTTTAGCAATCCAGTTTTTTGCTACATATCTTAAAAAATAGTCTTGATTTAAAAATGATGTACCTTGTTGTCTTGTCCAATCTGCTTCAAATAAATATTCAAACCCATTTATTCTACCAATTGTAGCTGCATCACCATATGTTTTTTCTGTTCCATCAAAAAATATATTAGCTCTATTTTCATAACCAAACCTAGCTATTTTTCTAACCCCTAATGCAATTGAATAATCAAAAGGAGTTTTAACAGTTGAAGTTTCTAAACCATTTGTTACAGAATAAACATTAACATCAGATATTGAATTTCCACCAGTAACAGCACCATAAAAGGTAGAATATTTAAGAACTTTTTTAACTGTTTTTTTAAATTTAGACTCTGTTTGACTAAATGTAATTAAGGGTAATAATAGAAATAAAATTAAAAGTTTTTTCATTGTTTTATAATTCTTTTATTAAATTTTTTCTCGTTATGAATTAAGGTTAAAAAATAAACTCCATCATTATATTTACCTAATTCTAAACGTTTATTTTCTCCTGTTAATAATAGTTTACCCATTGCATCTCTTAATTCATATTTAAATGATAAATGAGTTTCAATATTTAAAGTATTATCTGTTGGGTTTGGATAAACGATAATTCCATTAATATCCATTTCATCTATTCCTACAGGCCATCCAGCTTCACAATAATCATACATGGATTGGCATGAAGCGTCCCATTCTACTTCACAACAATAAATATCAACATCTATTACCCAAGCGTAACAACCATCATTTAACCAATAAGGATTACCTGGTCCCCCAATACAACCAGCATCATATAAACAAGCTGATGAATCGGGTACATTTGCTGTTGGGTCATAATTATAGGCATTAGGGTCTGTACACCCTGCTAAAGGTAATATACAAGTACCATTATCTGTGTTAGCTAGTGGGTTATAATTTAATGCTGTTGAATCAGTACAACCAAAAACAATTGGTTCACATGATCCATTATCAGTATTAGCTAGTGGATTATAATTAAAAGCAGTTGGGTCCATGCAACCATATATTACAGGTATACAAGAACCATCATCAACATTAGCTTCAGGATCATAATTAAATGCTTCGGGGTCTGTACAACCATAAATTGGATATATGCACGTACCATTATCAACATTAGCATTAGGATCATAATTTAATGCTAACGAATCCATACAACCAAAATAAATACATGAACCATCATCTATATTGGCTTCTGAATTATAATTCCAAGATAATGGGTCCATACACCCATACACTGTAGGTATACAACTACCATCATCTACTGTCGCGTCTGGATTGTAATTAAATGCTAATTCATTAGTACAACCATATATAATTGGGATACATGAACCATCGTCTGTATTAGCTAAGGGGTTATAGTTAACTGAAAGAGTATCCATACAGCCATATATTTTTGGTTCACAATAATCTCCACAATAAGGTAATGCAGAATAAGTTGTCCAAGTAGGTAATTCAAAAGGTTGTAATGCACCTTGTCCATTATTAGCAAATGGATTAGATCCTTCATGCATTAATACTACACCATCTGAATTTGTTAGTTTAAAAGAATTTTGCCATGTTTGAAATTCAACTTCTTCAGGTGGTTGTTGAGGACTAGCATTTTCAAAGTAATAAACTTGTACTGGTTTATCTGTGTTTAATGAGATAAGAAAAATTTGTTCATTTAAACCAGGTCCCATTGTATATGTACCTAAAGTTTCCCCATCTTGGTATACTCCTATATATGAATTACCCCAACCATCAGCAGCGGCATCTCCTATCCATAAAGTATAATTACATGTTTCTACTATTTGGTTTATAGTAGCATCTGGATTATAGTTATAAGCTGATGTATCAATACACCCATATACATGTAAATTTTCACAAGTTCCATCATCAACATTTGCTTCAGGGTTATATTCTTGATATAAAGGATCCATACAACCTGGTATAGGTTCAATATTATTGCAAGGAACTCCTAAAACTGCTCCTGAGTATCCTGTATATCCAAAATTTGGGTTAGGTAATTCCCAAAGTATTTCACCATTACAACCATATATAATAACATTCCCATCAATAGTTCCACCTGTTGTTGATCCAGCTAATCCATCACCATAAGTATCATTTATTATAAGTTCAACTCCTTGTTCATCTATACAAACAGGATAACTATATGTTTGTCCAATATCACTAAAATTATATTCTCCTTGTGGCATTTGTATAGGAGAACCACCATCAGATAATGATGTTAATATCCAAGATGTTTCTCCTGGGTAACTATCTAGTGTAATTTCAACTGTTATTTCAAAATCACCAGGGTCACAATTATCTCCATTTCCATTTCCCCCTTCACAAGATCCATTATTTACACTAGCCCATGGATTATATGACTCTGAATTAGGGTCTGTACAACCAGGTATACATGGGTATGGAGTGTATGCTATAGTATCAGATTGTGTTCCGTTGGAGTAGTTTAATACCAAATAATGCTCTACAGACCATGTAGGAAGTGCAGGTTGTCCTCCACCCGGTCCTGCATACACACCAAAATTACCACTTGGTACATTAGGAGGCTGTCCTACTGGGTATGTAAATGGGCCAGCACCTTCTGCATTTGAATAAGAAACAGAAGCTACTTCACAACTTCCAGGAGCATTAAACCATTCAAAAATAATAATTGCTTGACCTCCAGGTATGCCATTCTGGCCGGTAATACATTGTTGGTATGCATTAGAACTTTCAAAATTGCAATTGTTTTGTGAAAAACTAAAAAATGTAGTTAAACACAATAATAATGATAAAAACTTTTTCATACTTCTTCTTCGTTATTTTTTTTAGAAAATATTTTTTCAACTCCTGCTATACCAAAACATCCTAAAGTAATTACTAAAAAAGAATTATAAATAAATTCTTGAACTACTAAGTCTTTACCTAAATATCCTGTTATTAGGTCAGCAACAGCAAATAATACCATCACTGCAAATGATAAAAATCCTATAACATTTTTTTCATTTACATCATTTTTGTCTTTAAACATGTCTTTAAAAGCCATAATCCTATTTTTTATATAATTATAAATTTTCATAAAAAACTTTTTAAAATAAAACATTAATTATCAGGTATAAATATAAAAAAGGTATACAAACGTACACCTTTTAAATAAAATATAAATAGCTATTTAAGATTTTTTAGGTCTACCTCTTCTTTTTTTACCTTTCACTGCTCCCGCTACGTCTTTTGATTGTTCTACAACATTACCAAGAGCTTTTTTTACGTCTTTTAATTCTTCTTTTACAGTTTTTGCACGATCAGATATTTCTTCTGCAACTTCTATAACTTTCTCATCAATAGTTGTTTTACTAAATACCCATACAAAAAAACTTTTAATTTTTCTTCCAATCCATTTAAAAGCTTCTTTAACATATGATAAAACTATTAATAAAGCAATTTTTACATTTTCCATACTTATTATTTTTGATTATACATATTACTAATTATTTTTTTAAAATAGCTAATTCTACATCTCCATAGTTAATACCATCAATTTTAATAACACTATACCCTTTTAATTTAAATTTTTCTATTATTCTTAACATTAATGAATCATAATTATCATCTTCATCTGAGTCTTCAAAAATACGAAGAATCCCTCCTTTTATAAGGTGTTTATCTATATTATCTATAATAATATCTTCTTTATTGCCTGCATATCTTATTAGTTTATTAGCTTGGATTTCTTTAGCTTGTGTTGGTAAATTAACAGGAACAAATAAATTTTTTTTAATAAAATAGATATTTTTATCTTCAAAATCCTCTATATAAGGGTCTACTATGTCTACTACTATTATATTTTTAATACCCTTACTTTCAGGATTAACACTAACATAATCTGATCCTCCAAAATCATACATAGTATCAAGAGGGGTACCGTTATATTTAGATATGTTTTGAAATTGAGGAGTTATATCTTGTAATACTTCAAGTAATATATCTTTCAATTTAAGCATTTAGACAATTTAATTATAAATATAAGTAAAATAAGAGGACTCTATAGGCAAGTGCGAAATATCTAGATTATAATACAATCTTGTTATCCAATCATCATGTCTCATAACTACATTACTTCACAAGCACCTCCAGCACAAGCAACTTGACCATTTAAGTCTGTTTCGTCTGTAGTTTCTTTGATTAGAGTTAAATCAATATTATTTAAATGACCCTTCATTTTATTATATTTTTCTTCAGTAATGTCTTCAAAAGGAGCTTGTGTATAACTACCATTATCATAAGGTAGAACAGATAAACCATTAAATGTTTTTCTATTTTCCCACATCCATTGTCCTACTTTTTCCCATTCCTCTTGTTTAACTGATATAGTAGCAGATACGTTATTTGTGTTGTCTCCTTTTCTATGCCCTTCTTTTACCCATTCCATATTAAATTTCTTAGTTCTTTCAAGTAAATCAATTGCTGATTCTGTTCTTAAAATTGAACCTTTAGGTGATTTTTGAGGGATAGAAATTACTGCTTGTATAGTTGGTTTAAAGAAATCATCTTCTACTAATTCAGGATGATGTTTTGCTAAATATTGATATAAAGCTTCATTTTTACCTAATCTCATTCTACGAATATAATAATCATTATGCCAAGCGTGAATACCAGATGAAGTACCTAATACTAATGAACTAGTTCCTGATGGTTTTACTGTTGTAACTCTAGCAGCTTTATTAACACCTATAATACTAGCAATCTCTTCATTTGTTTTCTTAGCTTCTTCAGCTGCTTCTTTTAAATTATATTTTAAAACTTTTCCTGAACCTATTCCTGTCATTCCAACACCTAACAAAGCATCTCTTTCTGTTGTTTTATTCCATATATCTCTTAAATAATGAAAATCAGTATAACTTGCTTGCAAAGTACCTAAAAAAGAAGCGGCTTTTACTCTAGTATTTAAATCTTCTTGTGATTCAATATTTGATACATTTACTTCTGTAAGATTACAAAATTGATAAGGACGTAAAGCAATTTCACAGCATGGGTTAGTTCCCCAATCTTTATCATTTGAAAAATATATTCCAGGTTCCCCAGAATTACTTGCTACTATTTTTTCCCAAAGACTAAAAAAGTCTTTTTTTCTAACTTTTGAACGAATAGTAACAGCTGAATTATTAGCCCTACCTCTTTGTGGGTTATTTTCCCACCAGTTCCCATATTTACATGTTAACATTTCTTCATCATGTAGATCAAACAATGAAATTAATGCTGCTCTTCTAATTCCACCTGATAGTACAGCATCAGCTATATGACAAATAATATCATGGACTTCAATTGGTTTTAATTGTTCACCATCTTTTTTTCTATCAAGTACTTTTTGTATTTGAAATAAACACTCTTTTAATGGTTCTGGTCCTGGGGCTTTTCCTCCTACTGTAATTAATTCTGCTCCTTTTGGTCTAATATCTCTAAAATCAAATTTAGGTCTTGAATTTGAAATACCAAAATAACTTTTCATTAATACTTTTACAGCATCAGCCCAACCTTCTATTGAATCCCCAACTAAAAATCTTCTTGTTTTAGTAGGCCTTTTTATTTCTGGTAGTTTTTCAACATGGTGTTTTTGTACTGAATATCCAACTCCACACCCTGAAAGTAATAAAAACATTGTTTCACTAAAAGCTACCCAATTTTCAATTGGTAAATAAGAACAATTAAATATTCTAGAATTATTTATGCCAATAGGCTTTCCAGCAAATTGAAGACTTCTCATAGAAGGAAGAACTTTTTTATCATAAACTAGTTTATAAAGATCTTCAATTTCATTTTGTAACATAGGAAATTTTTCTTTATGCATATTTTTATTCCTAGTTACTAACTCTTCCCAAGTTTCTCTTCTTTGTTTTTCAGGTAAATATTTTGAGTATTTGTTATACACAACAATATCTGAAAAGATTTTCTGTGGGGTGTCAAGGTTTGTCATAATTTAGTAAAGTATTAAGTGTTTAATTCAAAAAATTTGTTTTTCAGCATTTGACGATCTAAGTCGTCAACAGTATTATAACTTGAAGAGCCAGGTGTAACAGTATCAGCTTCATCATCATAAACATCTCCAATCTCTATTTTCCCAATAGTTGTGTCAACACCAACTTGGTAAGTAAGGCCATCCATCCCATATCGATTTTTCATAATGTGAAATCTTCCTGTTCCGTTTACTTTATCTTCTTTTTTTCTTGATAAGGATATAGACAAATCTGTAATCATCATTTTATCGTAACTACCAGCTGCTTTGTCTCCTTCTATGACATTATCTTTAGCACCTGCACGATTTACTTGTGAAACTGACCAAATAGGTATGTTTAACTGTCTTGCTAATCCTTTTGTACTAGTATAAATATCATCTATTTCTCCTTTACGATCAACATTTTTCTTTTTTGTTGAAAGAAGGTCAATATAGTCAATAAGAATTAAATCAGGTTTAATTCCTAAATCAGTAACTTTTTTAATATGGGCTTCTATTGTAGACATAGTAGTTTTACCCATAGGATATTCTTTAATTATTAATTCACCTGGGAGTTCAGGTACTACTTCTTCTACTTTAGTTTTATGTTTTTCTAGATTATCTACAGCTATACTAGTAAAATAAGCGTCATATCGTCTTCCTGTATATGATTCACTTAGTTCTAAAGTATAATGGATTACATTATAACCTAATTTAACAGCAAATCCTCCTAAAGCAACTAATGTCCAAGATTTACCTCCTCCAGGATTACCAAATATTAATCCTAAATCACCATTACCTAAACCACCTTGTATTAATTGATTTATAGGTTCCCAAGGAGTTGGAACAATTGTTCTATGGTCTTCTCTATATCTAGACTCTACGTCTTTTCTATATTCATGTCCTATATTTTTATCTTGACCAGCTTTCATAGCTGCTTCAATCATAAACTTTATAGAATCATAATCACCTGCTTTAAGTAAATCTACGCTATTTAATAGTGCTTTTTTAAGTTGTTGATTTTTACAAAATGCAGAAAATTCTTCTTGAACATAAGTTAAATCTTCTATATCTGCTTTATATGCTTCACGTAACTGTTCTCTAATTGAAACTTGAAGTACTTCATTTTCTACTTTTTTCATTTCAACTTTTAAAATATCCATTGAAATAGTAGTATGATATTTTTCGTAATAATCTAATATTTCATTTATAATCCATTTATGTGCTGGGTTGGTAAAATATTCACTATCTAAAACATCATTTATATTTTGTAAAAAATTCTTATGTGTTAACAATGAAGAAATAACCTTCATTTGAAAGACTGATCCGTATTCGTCAATTGATTTTAACGTCATTTTTATAACTTTTATTTAAATGTAAAAATATTTTATTTGTTTTCCAACAAATTTTCAAAAACTTCTTTAATCCATATATCAACATTTCTTATTAAACCTCCAAGTTGATCTTGTTGATACATTTCTATAAATTGTGAAGGTAAATAATTTATAGGTGTATTTTCTACAAATTTATCTATAAATATTTTATCCTTATCATCTATCATAGGGTTTGATAGATCCATAACCTTATATTTATTTTCTAATAATTCTATGTCATGTAAAACACGAGCATATATTATATGACTTTTTAATTTGTTTTCACATAAATTAAGTAAATCATTAAAAGACATGTTTTTTTCTGTAAGTTCAGGGAATAATTTATATAACTTTTTAAGTCCTAATCCTTTTATACCCGGTATACCATCTGAATTATCTCCCATTAATAGTTTATATAATAAAAAATTATGTGGAGTAACTTTAAATTTATCTTTTACTGTTTGTTCTACATAAAATTCTTTTTCTATTGGTCTATAAACAACAGTATTATTATCAACTAATTGAAGATAATCTTTATCACTAGATACTATAAAAGCTCTATCATCAGGTTTAGTAGGTAATGTTTGAGCTAAATAAGCTATAATATCATCTGCTTCTACTTTATCAATTGAAATAGTCTTTACAGGTAATGTTTTTAAATATTGAATTATTCTAGTAATTTGATCAACTTTAGCTTGATCTTCTTCTTCTATATTATCAAATATATCCCAATTAGTAATTCTATTAATATTTCTATTAGATTTATATTCAGGAATAATATTTTTTCTATTATTAGAAGAACCAACCCCATCAAACACAACATATACTTGAGTTGGTTGAATTTGTTTAATTAAAAAACCTAATGAACGAAAAAATCCTCCTAAACCCCCAATATGTGCTCCATCGGGGTTGACAGCTCTTATAACACTAAAATTTCTAAAAAATAGATTTAGGCCGTCGATAAGCATATATCTTTCAGGTTGTGGCAATTTTACTCCTGTTTCTTGAATATTATCTAGGAGATTTAGAAGGTCTTTTTTCATATAACTTTTATTCTGGTTCGTTTATAAAGGATTCAACTTGTGAAGTATCGGAATTTTCTTCAATTATATTAAAGTCTCCTCCTCCTAACACGTGTCTCCATTCTTCTGCTTGTGATTCTTTATACTTCTTTAAATCTTTATCTGTATCTGTAATAAATCCATGAGGAGTCATTATAATTCTTCCTCTAGATTGTATACCATTAATATGGTTTTTATCAATTTGTAAATTTGTTCGTTTAGCAAATTCTACTTGTTTACCATCTTTGATAGCTTTTAATTTTGAAGTACCAGAGTCTGCAATATTTCCAAATGTTACTACAAATGTAGCGTCAAACCACATTGCAAATCCTCCTTTATTCATTAATTTAGGTTGTCCCATAGGTACAACAGGTTTAGCTGCCCAAACTTTATTGACACAAACTAAAGTATTCGTGTATTTTGAGCTTTCTTTACGTGATAATGTAATACGCTGATTAACATTATTTCCAAATTGAGTTGACATAGCACCTGCGTTCCATTCATTATTATTTTTGTTTGATTTAACAGACATTTCACAAGGTACAGAACCAATTGAATCCCATAAAAATAAAAGATCATATGGTAAATTACCTTTCTTTTGTTCATCCATTAAATCTAAAATAAACGCAGCAACATCTTCAATTGTGTTAATAGTTTCTCTATCAACATAAAGAAATTGACCTTCATAATCAATTAACTCACCTGTTTCTTCATCAAATATTTCATTAACTTCAAAACCCATCATTTTAGCATGTTCCCATGACCATTTCATTTCTGTAATGATAAAAACAGGTAGTATACCACGCTTTTGAGCAGCAACTGCTGCCTCGAGTAGCGCGGTAGTTTTTCCTGTATCTGAATGTCCTCTAAGTAAAACAATATGGCCTAAAGGTATTCCTGGTACTGATGTAACTTCTTGAAATGCCGGTGAAAGTGGTACCCAGTCTTGTGCTTTAAATTTTACATTAGATGCTAAACCCTTTTTATTTTTAAAACTATTTAAATTAAAACTAGATTTTAGTTCCTTATCTACTGCTTCAGACAGTGATTTTCTTTTTCTTGGCATATAACTTTATTTAAAATGGTAAATCGTCTTCTTTATCAAACATTTCATCAAACTTATCTACTTTAGTTTCTTTCTTTTTAGTAGAAAGACTATAGTTTGATTCAGGTTTTTCATCATCAAATCCTACAGGGGGTTCAGATGAAATTTCTCCTTCTTCATCTTCTTCAGGTGATAACCATTCTTGAAGAGCACCTTTAAGAGTATCAAATGGAAGTGGACGGAATGTTTCTTTAGGATTTTGTTGATCATTTAAAAACGTTTCAACTTGTGCTTTATCAGTTGATAAAGGGGTTTGTTTCATTGATGGTGAAATTGTAGTAGCATTATATTTAGTACCATTAGTATCAGGACCAGTAGTAACTAGTTTAATATCTCTACCATTTACAATATCTGTAAAATCACCTACTTCTTCATCAGCAGCTAAATTTAGGAATGCTTCATAAATTAATTTTCCAAATTCCCACATTTGAACTCCTTCTGATTCTTGTCCTCTAACAACTACAGGGACAAATATACGAGTTTTAGGGTCTAGTTTTTTAGCTAAACGCCAATTTTCCTTATCATTAGTACCTCTAAGTTGCTTTGCAAACTCAGCAATTGGGTCTTTTTCATCCCAATTTAAAGGAGAAGCAAGCATTCTAAACTTACCAATGTTATAATAAAATTTCATTTCAGTAAAAGGATAATCCTTATTGTACTTAAATGGTACAACTCTTACTGTTTGTTTACCTACAGAGGGTTTAAATTTTTTCAGCTGAGGGTAGTCAGCTTTGTTACTTCCATTATTAGAAGATTGTTGTAATGTGTCAAGTTTTTTCTTGATTGCATCTAGATTCATATTGATAACTTATTTAAAAATTTGTAACTATAATATAATAACCTTTATTTTAATATCCAACTATAATTCAATAATTTTATGAATTTTTGTATTTAGTTGTTTAATTTCGTTATGTTGGGTAAGCAAAATACAATTTCTATAATGTTGCCAATTTATAGGAAATTTAGTATCAACTACCCCATTATTTAATTTTTTTATTAACTCATTAAGAGCATTTATTGTATATAAAGTATTAGATTCTTTTTTTCTATGTACAAGAATAGTATTTTCAGGTATATCATTAATATTACCTTGATCAACATTATAGGTTATAACATATTCATTGTTACTTTTAACTTGTAATGCAAACATTTTGTTATACATTATAATATATTTACTTGATAGTTGCTCAACTAGAGCATCTAATTCATCTAAAGTAGTAAAAGTACAAAACAGTCTATTATTCATTGATGTAATATCCATATAACTATTAAAGTCATATTTATTATACGTATGGAGTGAATCTTCTAAAGTATTAAGCATAATTTGTTGTTGCAAAACTATAATCTTTGCCTATTTTTGTTTTAATTTGTAAATTTCTTTGTTTAAATATTTCTTTAATTTGTTCTAAAACTTCTGCCTCACTTTCATCATAATCTAATAAAAACGAATCATAAACATATAATACGAGTTTAGTATTTTTTCTTCGTAAAAGTTTAAAAATATCCCATAGTATAAGAACATTAGTTGAGGTTTCCAAGTTTTGTAGTAAATAATTTAAAAGTTTTTGTGGATTCATATTATCCAGCTTATCTCTTTCAAATCTATATTTAGATATTGGACATTCTATATATCCTTTTGTTTGAAACTCTTCCCATAATTTATTTGTATATACTTTTACTTTTTTAAAATACGGAAGATGTTCATACTTTTCCCAAATCCCTCCATAGATTTGCTTAAACGTAATTTCTTTGGCTTTATTGTAGTCAACTCCATACATTTCAGCAAAAGACTCATGAACATCCACAGTATGAAAGTTATAATCACAGAGACTAGCCAAAAGGGTAGGATGGTAAGCACTAATATCCATTTCGATAAATAAGTCGTTACGCGGTTTAAAACATTTTCTTTCTCCATTTTCTTTATTTAATGCCGAGTAATTTACACCTCCATATCTATTAGAGGGTCTCGTAGTTGTTGTGTTAAAATTATATTGTGTGTATACATAGCCATCATTAGTGCCTTTATCAAAATAATGTTGATACAACGTGTTATCTACTTTAATTCCCGCTTGTTCTATCATATTAAACACAATTGATGCTCTATTATTATAAAACAAATTTGGTTTTGTAAATGTAAAATTTCTATAATTTTCTTTACATACCTCATAGTGTTTAACTATTGGTATTAATGGGTTAGTATGCACACGTCCACCACTATTTTGATTAATATGGTTATGAGCAGGGGTTAATTCTGGTATATACGTAGTAAGGGATGGGGGTGGTTGTAGTAAGTTATTAAATGGTACTTCTTTTATATAATGTAGAAATTCCTTTTTATCCCTTATGTGAATGTTTTCTATGCTATTTAATACTTTTATTCCTTCTTCTATATTAAAATTTATTGTTTCACTATGATTTATTGGAATAATATATCCTTTTGTATCTGTTATTGGTCTAATATAGATAGCACATATATTATTTTCTACAGGGTGTAGAAATGGTGATGTTGGAATTACCTCAACATACGCTTCTTTGTGTTTTATTTGACAAAGATGATCTATCTTAGTTTGATTTTCTATAAGCCAATACATAAGATTAAGATACTAAAAAATATTTAAAAAAACAAATATTTTAATATCCTCCTCCACCAGAATATCCTCCTCCACCCATTGAAGGAGGAGATGTTGATGGTTGTTTTGGTTGAGATGGGGGTGGTGTTTCAATTTGAGGAGCATCAGGAGATAAAGGAAATAATAAATCATGTTTTTTCTTTACATGAACAGCACCTACCATAGCTCCTTTTTCAGGATGGAGATGATACGGACCTATATATTCTTTTCCGTCAGGGGTTTGAAATTCACCCCCATTTGTATATAAATTTTCTTGGACTGTTTGTGTTTGATAAAATTGTGTAAACTTATCTTTAAAATATTGAGAAAAACCTGGCCATCTAGATTGTTGTTCAACTGATAAAGCTGATCCTTTATTTGAGTTAAATATTTCTGTTCTATCTCCTTCTATTCTCCAAATAAGAGAAGCAGGTTCATATAGATCATAAGCAATATCCGCTTCTTTGTTTAGTAAAGCATCATAAGTTATTTTATCAATTTCTATATATTTTAGTTCATTTGTTTTTTTAGTAAAATACCTTGTAAACTGTTTATTATTTTTTTGTTTTTGGGTTAAAATAGGATAATAAGGAGTGGGTAATATTCTTGAATTCCCATCAAAAATATACCCTGAGTTATCTGAGGTAGGTAAAAAGTTTCCATTAGGATCATATATAGGATTATCAGTTTGTGTTGGACCTCCAACAATATTAATTGAATTTTCTGAAGGTTTTATTGAAAAATTTGGGCCAGTTGGGGGTTTAAGAGTAGCAGGATTAACAGGGATTAATTCTTTTGATTGTTGGTTTGGGATTTTTCCTGAATAAAATTTTCCATCAGAAGTTTTATAGTATGGGCCTGTATAAAGTTCCTCGGTGTTTATAAAAGCATATTCATCTCCATTAGTAAAGAAGTCGGTTTGTATTTGGGAAAGTGGATAATAAGGCATAATCTACATGTTTTCTCTTAATACTAATTGATTAAACCCCATAATTTGACTTATTGGTCGTAGTCTCATCCAAACACCATTTGGATTTCCATATGCCGCACCTTCGGGTCTTGTATTGCCCTCTATACATATAGCATGTGTATAAGTACTATTTGCAGGAGCTATATAAATACCTATATGATCTTCTGTTCGAGGTAATTGTGGACTTTCCTTCCAATCAAATAAAACACTATCTCCTGGGAGAATATAACCTTCTTCTACATATTTTTTAAATTTAGAAGGAGTTCCAGGTCTTCCTAGATTATTAGAATTAGAAGAAACACTAATAAAACGATTAAACAGTTGATGGTTCCATCTTGTTGCTGTTGTATGTGGTGTTTGCATACCATAATCAGTTCTATAAAGAACTTTTCTTGTTTTTCCTGATTTTGAAGAATTAATAGGGACAGCAATAAAAAATCTTTTTCCTTCCCAATTTTTATTTGTATTTCCAATTCCACCTATAAAACTATTACCTCCTATTATAGCTTCTCTATATATAAGTAAAACAGTATAATTGCAATAAGCACCTAAAGCTCCTCCATTTTGAACCCAACCAAGAGATTTTAATTTTTCATTAAATTTTGGGTCATGTTTCTGTGAGTCTTGGCCTCCTGTTGAAGCTTGTCCTACATAAGAAGCAGCTATTTTAATTATTTTTTCCCTTAATTCTTTTAAAGGTTCTCCCTTAATATATGCCATAGTTTTATAAATTCTTTATTATATCTAGTCCTTTTTTAATTGCATTATTTAGTTCTGTTTCATCTTTATATGCACCCTTTGCAAGCTCTGTTGCTCCTGTTCCTAAAGTACCTTTTCCATCCCCAGTTCCACCACCAGTATTAACATTAACATTAGGAGAAGCATAAGAAGGTGCAGCAGTAGCACTTGAAGCAGTATTACTAAGAGAAAGTTTTAAAGCTTCTTCTGCTTCTTTAGTAAATAAATAATCATAATTTTCTATTACACCCCCATCTTTTGAGGATTTAGGTATTACCGTAACAGTTAATTCTGTTTCCCAATCTCCCTTACTTACTTTATGTGTTATCCCTGTTACTATAAAATCTAAAGTATTACCATATACTTTAGGTAAAAATGAAGTATCAACATGTAAAACATTATATATTTTTATACCTGATAATCCATCTATTGTAAAGTTAATTTTAAAAGGAATAAAACCTATTCCTCCACTTACATTTGGTCCACTAGAAAGTTGATTTTTTCGTGCAATAGCATATTTGTAAAATTCCGTATTAATTGAAAGATTTTGGTCTATTAAACTATCAGATACACCTTCTTTCCAAAGCCCCTCACTACTAAACTGCTTACTAGTCTCTGCACATAACCAACTTTGAACAAAATTCTTTAGTGTTTTTTGAGAATAATTTTTTACTGGGTCTGCAGGGAATGAATTTGCAGAGCTTTGATCTGCAGGCTCTAATTCTTGTTTAAATTTATCTATTACACCTTTATTCCATTTAGCAAAAGATGTAGCATCAACTCCTTTTATATTTCCTCCAGCTGTAGCTCCTACTGTGATCATAGTAGCATATTCTGGGGTGATGGCTGTTTTTACATCTAGTTTTCTTATAAAATTTGAGGTTTCACCAGCATATCCAAATAAATTAAGCTTATATTTTCCTATTGGATTTACTCTTCCAGGAATAGGGGTAGTATCTACAATATGAAGGGTATTAGTAGTTTCATGCATTATAGGTTCTAAATTATTAATACCTCCTAGTGATAAATTAATACCATCACATAATCCCTTTAATAAATTAAATATACTAACATTTCCATCTTTATCAGTATTACTATCTAAAACTTCTCTTACAAAATCAAAATGTAAATAAACATTTAAAGGAAATGCTCTATTAACACTTTTATATTTATTTAGTTTACTATCACCATTATAATCTAATGTTCTAAAAGGTTCAAGCTTGTCATTAGCTGTTATATAATATGATCCTTTTGAATGTTTTGTTCCATCGTCTTCTGTAATATCAGTAGGAAATTCTAGTTTAGTTCTAATATAACATTTTTTAAGATCATTACTCTGTTGATTTGGAATAGTGTACATAATAGTACCATTAGGTTTTGCATCATTTTGAATTTTAAATAAAGGAACTGTTTCATTTCCAGATTTAATATTTGGGATTACTTTATTTTGTAGATAGGTTATTAAAGCTCCAAATCTTATATACATAAAAGGTTTTCCTTTATGTGTAGTTCTAAAACCATCTCTACCAATAATCCCAGTATCAAGTAAAGGATTTTCAGTAGTATCAGTAACAGTTTTTATGTCTATAGTATAAGGGTTATAACCACTTAATGCATCATCATCAGCTTCTTCTCTCCAGTCACCCCAATCTTTATAATGATACCCTACATAAGCTATCCAACCTTTTTGTTCAGCTATAGTATTCTGAGTTACACTTCCCTCTTCAAAAGGACTTTTAGCATATTCTTCTGGGGTGTATTCATAAATACCTGAGTCATTAACAGCATAACCCTGTGCTCTCATCCAATTTCTTTTTGTAGAACCTTGTGTGTCTGAATATGATGTGTAAGTTCCATTATATTGATAAACACTCTTATATTTTACAATATACCTTGTTGCTGATAAAGTATCATCTCCCATATGCATTTGGTAACCTACCACATCACCACCATTAATCTTAACTTTAGAAGATTCAGGGTATTTTATTCTTGTACCATCTGTGTTTACATACTCCCATGTCCATAAAAAAGCATGAAGTATACTTTTTGATCTACTTTGAATTTCTTCTTTAGTAGTGTCTTTTTGATCTGTATATGATTGAAATTCAATAAATTGTGGGGAAATTGAAATATTAGATTTTAAAGATTCTATAACATCACCTAAACTTATTAAAGTAATAGTTATATCATAAGAACCATCATCTTGAAATGCCCACTCAAAATTAGATATTTTAGCAAAAAATCCATCATAATTTCCACTATATTTTAATCTTTCTTTTTCAATTGTTCCTAATCCTTCTAAATAAGTTTTATTTTTTCCTAATCCCTCCTCTCCATCAACAAAAAAAGCATTTTCTGTTACAGTAGTATTTATTGTTTTAAGGTTAGTACCATTTGAAGTATAGATGTTATTACCCCATTCAACTAATACAGTATATCCTAATCTTAAATATAAAACTTCAATAGCTTCAAATTGTGTTCTATCATGAACTTTTAATTTTAAAGTAGCCTTTTTTAATGAACCACGATTTAAAGTTTTTACAGTTAAATTTTCAATACCAGGCATTGGAACAATTCCAAATTCCCCTCTTGTATAAGTTCCAGGTAAAAACTTTCCCTTTTGAGCTAAAGGATCACCTTTTTTACCAGCTTGAGAGGTTCCGTTAAATAAAACGTATTTTTTAGCTAACTTATCTCCTGCAAGATCTGGGATTCCCATTTCATCTGCTTTTTCTTGGGTTATTGATACTCCTGAAGCAAGTTTTATCCATGAGTTTTGGGTATTTAATATTTTTAATTGGTTATTATTTCTAGTATATGATTTACCACTACCATGTAAAATTTGTCTAGCTTTAACTTGGGTATATATTGGGTATGCTAATTCTTCTCCTACTATACTCATAACTTAAATTTTAATAAGAAATAGAACCTCTTGTTGTATTATTATTTTCTTCTAAAGATACTAAATCTGTAAGGTTGTTAAGTAAATTATATGAAGATATTATCTTTGATAATCTATTTTTAGAAGGAATTCTAATTTGAGCACCTACTTCAGGGATTAAAGAATCAGGTGTTTGAGATGGGTTTGCTCTAGCTATTATCCACCATAAATTAGGATCACCATAAAAATTTTGAGATAAAAGATCATATCTATCACCTCTGTTAGTATACACATAAACATCCGAAAAATCAAGGGGGATTGAAGGATATTTTACATTTAAATATCCACGAACTATTTTATTTGTGGTTGGGTTAAAATAAGTTCCTTTACCAATATCACTATATCTACTCATATTTTTAATTTATTAAAGAGAAAAAGGTAATCCTGTACCACCAAAATTATTAAAAGTTTCTTGGAGTTGTTGAAGTGCTGCTGTTTCGGCGGCTGCTGCTTCAGCTGCTTCTGCTTCATCAGAAGCAGATTCAGGATCAGGTATTTGGTTTTGGTCTCCTTCTGTTCTTGATTCAATTTGTACTGCTTCACTAGGTGAAATACTTTTATAACCGTCTATACCCGCTTCTTTTAAATTTATATACCTTTCAGGACCATGAATATTTTTATCTTCAATAAGACTGTTAAATGGAAAGTCATCCTTACGCATAAATCCATTTCTTTGACGTTGTACTCTAAAGTCATGGATAGGTGTAAAGCTTACATCTACTTCTATCATATGTGGTAATTCTAAGGTGGATTTATCTGTAAAATCGCTTGCTTTACCTGTTCCATCTTCTGTTATTCCTTTTAAAGGAACTTGAATTTCCCAAGTTGTTTCTTTTGGAGCCGATAAATTAATACTTGTAATTATCCCAGGTTGATTATATAAATAACCACCTATAGTAACTTCTGTCATAGTACCACCCATATATCCTGCATTTGTATAGCTAGGGGCTAAAGATGAAGCTAAGAAGTTTAATTTTCTATACATTGGAAGAAGTTCTTGTTTTGATAAAGCAACAACTTTAAAACCAAAAGATATATCTCTTGTAAATCCTCCATATTTATGAAATTCTTCTCCTCTTCCAACATAACTTAATGACTTGTACTTAGCTTTATAATTATCTTTAAATCCATCTAAATAAGCTCTAAAATGAAGATAAAATTTTAAAGTTGAATCATTATCTAATACTGCAAATCTAAATTTACAAAAGTCATTTGTTAAAGCATCTTTTCCATCACCCCCTGATCCTAAAGGTCCACTATTTGATTTATATACAGGTAAAGTATTAATAGTATCTACCGCCCCTAAAACAATTTTTCCTGCACCTAAATCTCTTTTACCTAATACATAATTGGATATATCTCCTTTTTGGCCAGGATCGTTAAATTCTCCTATATTAACTCTTCTTTCTAGGTTTTCTTTTAAATAATCAGGAGATTTAGCTATAAAAGTTTTTGTTTGATTTGATGATATATTTTTTCTAAAATCTTGTTTTAATTGGCCTGTTCTATTAGGATCTTGGGATATAAAATCACCATAATTCCAAGCAGCAGATATAATTTGGTCATTATCAGGTTCACTAAAAAAACTAGTATTTGATCTTATAAGATCATTATTATCCCATGGTTGTATATCTTCTTTATTATCTTTATCTATAAGATAGGTTTTTGTACCAAATAATTGTTCTCCTTTAACTAAAGGATTATTTAATTGTTGGTAAAGTAAAGAAACAGTATTATTAGAAAAAATATGTTTAAGACTATATATTAAGGGACGGTTTATGGGTTTACCATATTCATAGATAGGGAGAGATGTATCTTTATCAACCCCTTTAAAATACGGGTCTATTCTAAATGCTCCTGTTCTAACAGGTGAAACCCCATCATTTAAAGTAGAAAAACGTATATCTGTTTTTCCTACCCCAGCAATAGAATTAGGACCACCCCCATAAGAATATAAAACCCCTCCAGAAGCTAAATTATAAATTTGTCCTTCATATGATTTAGTAGTATCTAAACCTTGTGAATTCCATAAATTTAATAATCTATTATCATAATATACCTCCTGAAAGTTATCTTCATAAGATTGGCCTACATTTGCACTAGCTTCTAATGCTTTTTTTTCTGCCGTTTGTAATTTATTTGTTTTTCTATCTAACTTTTTTTGAGCTTGTTGGTTCCTATATTCATCCCATTTTTTTAGAAATGAATTAGCAGCATTATTTAGTGATGTAGAAACTTTTGGGATAGGTGGAAGAACACGACCACGAGTAAATAAATCAGTTTGAGAAGCTTCTCTATTTAATTCATCAATAGCTCTATCTTCAGCATTAGATTGTTGTAAAGTAGCATTTTCAAGTCTATCACTTGCTCTTTGTTCTTTTTTTATAAGATTAAAAGGTATAATACTTCTAACAGGACCATCACCATTTCTTTCTGCTTTATTGTTTTGAAATACTACATCACCATATTTTTTAATAGCAGCATCTGGGAGTAGTCCTGTAGGGTCAAGCCCTTGTTTGTTAATGTGGGTTCCTGTAAAACCAACTGCTGCTTGTCCTAAAGTAGATAAAGGAGTATAAATACCTCCATTTATAAGTCCATTATTTTCAGTAAATCCATCACTAACATCTTGAGCCATTGGCCCTAAAAGAGTTCTTGATTTACTTCCACCATAACCAAGACCTATTGCTGTTTCTGTTTTTGGGGCTATTCTTGAAAGTAAATTTTGTTTTGCTGTAAAAAGTAACCCATTTGGGTTTTTAAAATCAAAAAAATATTTTGATAAACGCGTAACATCTTCAAGTGCTCTAGATGGTGCAGTTAAACCACCTCTAATAATTCCATCACCATCAATAGCTGTATTTTCAGCTTGGTCTCCGATTGGGGTTTGAATATAAGGCTTTCCACTATCTCCTCCTCCTGGTCTATCTTTACCAAATTTAAGAGATTTTAATGAGGTATCCCCATTTTTTAATTTTATTAAAAGCCCCATATTTTATATTAATTTTATTATTGTGGTGGGTTATCCATATATCTTGGAGGAGTAACACCATCTAAATCTAATTGTGAAGGTTGTGGAAAACCTAATAAAGCTGGATCACCATTAAGTGAATAAGTTTTATGTAATACAGATTCGGGTGTGTCTTGGTTACTTGTTGGAGGTGTTGCTCCATCATACTCACTTAGATTAGATCCTTCTGATTGTAGTTTATTTAAAATTCCCATAATTATTGTTTTTTTTTATTATAAATATTGCTTAATTTAATTGGTATGAATTTTTTCCCATTTCATCTCCAGTAATATTAGGACTATTACCTACAGCTGCTTTAACTACTACTTCTTCTCCTACTTGTACATTAATAGGTCTAGCAGCTAAGGCATTTATAGCATTAAGAATAGCAGTCATATCTGTACCTCCTTGGGGTTGTGGTGAGGATTGTGGTGAGGATTGTTGGACTGATTTTTCTTTTTTCTTTCCAAATAGATCAGTTCCTGCTATTACACTATCTTCTTTATCAAGTTGAATTGCTCCTTTTTCACCTTGCATTACTATACCACCTTTAGGGTCAATTGCAGCATCTTTAACATTTTTTGCTTTATTTGCCATAGAATACATCCCTGCAATTGCAGCAATACCTAATGGGATACCTACTCCAAAAGGAATCATAGAAAAAGTAGTGATAATAGCTCCTACTGCAGATATAAGCGCGGGTATTGCCATTGCTCCTAGTACACCAGCTAAAACTATAGCTAAAGGATTTCCGTCTTTTAAACCTTTAACAAACATTTGAATTCCTTCTGAAATAGCCTGGATTATAAACAATATAGGTGTCATAGCTAATTTTACTGCAGGGAGGACTTCTTGGGCTATAGTAACAAACACCTCTTTAGCTTTTTCTATAGCCATGTTAAATTCTTCTTGGGCTGATTGTTGGTCTAATAAACCTTGTAAACCTTCTCCTTGTGCTTCAGATTTTAACATTCTAGAAGCTTCTTCAACACCATATTTTTCTTTAGCTAAATCAAAAGCTCTCTGTTCTTCTTCATTTAAAGATTGACCTATAGATTTTAAAGCTTCTTGTTCATAAAGCATATCACCCATTGCATCCGCTGACATACCTATAGCAGAGGCTATAGCTTCTTGTTGAATCCGGTTCATGTTTCCAAATTCTTCTGCTGATCCTGCTTGTTTTGTAATTTCAGCAGCTACTGTAGCCATATCATTATTTAAAGCTGCTGTTCTTGCTTTTTCTAAATTAAGTTCTTTTCCTAAAAGTAATTCAGCTGATAGTTCTTTTTCTATTGATTGTTCGAAATTTAATAAAGAATCAGCTATTGCCTCTACTTGAGCCATATTAGACCCCATTAACTTAGCATTAACTGCTGCTTTAGCTAAACCATCAGCTCCACCTTCTATAGATAATTTAGTTCTACTAGAGATATTACTTATATCTGCCATTAAATCCTTTGTGTTAAGAGAAATTCCTTTAGCCATTCCAAGTGCTTTAGCTTGAGCTTGAAAATTAACAGTGTTTTTATCTAAATCTCCTCCCATTACCATAGTAAACTTTTGCATTCCCATGATTTGCTCATTGGTCATTCCAGTTTGTTCTCTAAGTTTTGTAAATGTTTTTAAATCACCCTCTGAAAGTTTTCCTGTGGTCCCTAATGATTTATTTACAGATCCTAAAGTTTCTACTAATGCTCTAGTATTTAAAGCAGGATCTTCTCCAAAAAACCCAAAAGTAGTCATACTCGCAGAAGTTCTTCCTATTTCTGTAAGTTCTTTTCTAACAGCAAGAGCTTCGTTATATGAAAGGTTCATAGATTTAGCAAAATCCCCTGTTTGTTTATCTACACTCATAATAGCTTGCCCCATCATAGTAAGAGCTCCTAAAACTAAATTTGAGGCATTGAATAAACCTGCGCCTATTTGAGTTCCTAAATTTTTAAAACCTTTTGCTAAACCTCCTACAGCTGATCCACCATCTGCTATATGTTCCCTCATATCATCTAATGCACTATTAGCATCAACAACATCACTTATAATAGGTATTTTACTTATACCTTTTAATAAACCACCAGCTATACCTAATTTTTTATTTATTTTTTTAGCGTTTTCTAAATCTTTTTGTCTTTCTTTATTTTGTTCTTTTAAAGCTTTTCTGTTAGCCATAGTAAAAGCTAACTGTTTTTCTGATGCACTCATAACTGATAGTGTTTTATCAATAGCTGCATCGTGTTGTATAATTTGTTGTTTGAGTGTTGCAACAATAGAGAGATCTATTCCTCCTTGTTCTTTAGTTTTTGATAATTCTGCTTGAATTAGTTTTTCTTTAGCTCTAATTTGTCCTAATTCACTGTTTACTTTCTTAGCCCTTTCTTTTCCTTCCTCACTTACTTTTTGTTCTAACGATAAAATTTTAACTTTAGCTTTTTCTAAAAGTTTAGCATTTGAATTAATTTGTTTATTAATTTCATTAACTTCATAACTACCTTTTACTTGATCTAAAATTTGATTATTGATACTTTTATTAATCTTTAAAAGATTAGAACTAGCTGTTGTTCTTCTAATATTAATACCTAAAGTTTCTTTTATAGCATCTACCATTGAAGATGATATATCATAACTTTCTCTTTGTTTATCTATCTGTTCTTGTAAAAGATCATTATACTCTTTTTGAAGTTTAATAATGTCTTTTTGGGATAGCTCAGTAGATTTAAGAGCTTTTTTAATTTCTTCTATTCTTTTTTTACTTTCAGACATTTAAAGGTATTTTATTATAAATATTTAAAAATATAATTTTTATTTATATTTAATAGGACGTTTACCTTTAGCACCTTTTAAAAATTCAGGTGATTTAATTTGACCATTTTCATCAACTACAGTTTTAGTTCCATTACCTTTATTTTCATAAGCTTGTTTTTCTTTATCATAATGTTTTTTAATCTCATTAAAAGTAAAACGACGAAGCCATATAGGCATGTTATAAACTGTTTCCCAGTCATAACCACCATTACCATGAAATACTATTTGGTGTATTTGTTGAAATATAGATGCTCTAGTTTGTGATATGGTATCAGACGTCAGGCCAAAAAAAGCTAACTCCAATTGGGATAGTGACTCTATTTTCAGCGCCATCGGGAAAAAAAGTTAGATCTACATCGGGTTGAATCTTTTTAACATGTTCTCTTAAAGCTCTTGAATCTTTAGCTAAGAGGTAATTATCAACAAAATCTCGAATATCTTTTGTTTCTGTCTTCCCCTCCACAGAAGTAATCATATACTTTAAACGTGTAGTAAGTTCAGGAGAATTATCTTTATTTATTTTTTTTAAACCTTCTAATTCTCGAGTAATATTTTTTTCGTCTTTATGTGTTAAGAACTTAAATGTAATATTATTTTTTGAATGAGGAAGAGTAAATTCAAATTTATTACCATTTGTAAAAATAGTTTCATCAATTTCTTTATTTTCTAATAAAGATAAATCAACTGTTTGTTCTTCACCTCTATAATCAAATTTATATTCTGAGCCATATCCTAAAATACGGGCAGCAACCATAATTGCATTTTTATCTCCTATTAATAGTTCATCATATTTAACTTCAGATACAATTAACGATTGCATTAGTTTATCTAATACTGTTCCTTTTGAAATATAAGATTGGTTAGTTAGGATATCTTCTTCTTTTGCGGTCATATATTTCATTTCTACTTTACCGCTTTTTAATCCTGATTCCTCAGAATATAATAATCCTTTTGAAGGTAAATCTACTACTTCAGTAGGTAATTTAAATTCACTCATAATTTTTATTTAAAATAACTTTATTGTTTGATATACATATATTAAATTTGTGAAATATTATCTTCTCCTACAAAGAAAGCTTTAACTGCTGGTACTTTTTTAATTTCTTCAGCAATTTCCATCATTTTATCTCTGGTAAATCCACCTTTTGTAATAAATGGGTATCCATCTACTTTTACACTTAATATAGCTTTAAATTTATTTAAATTTTGATCAGCATAAGCAAGTGGTTCTGTAGAGGAAATAACTGTAATTCCAGGGATTGCTCTAATATCAGAATATATTTCTTTTTGAGGGCGTTGTTTAATGTCAGTAATTAAAGTACCTACCATTTTAAATTTATCTTGGTAGACTTCATTTATAGCTTGTTTAAGTTCTTCTTTTACTAACGCACGTAAACTATTATATTTCATTTGTGTATATATGTTATAAATATATTAAGACCTAATTAGATAACCAAGGAAAAATAAAAGCCCTACGTAGAAGTAGAGCTTTTAAATATATTTTAAACTTAATTTTAGAAGTTTAGTATACAATAATCGGGTTGGACTGTTACTGTAAGGTTAACAGCTGTTCCATCATCATCCCAATTGTAATCTCCAAAGTTGGTTTCAGTAATCATAGCACCTTTAATTATCCATTCGTTTACAACATCACCAACTGGTCCTAAGCCATTAAATGTAATATCTTTTTTATAAAAATCAGAATAGCCATCTCTACCTGTTACGGATTCATGTCCTAAACGTACCCATTCCATTACTGCTTGTGAACCTGCGGGTGTAATTGCTTCATATAGTGTAAATTGGATAGTATTCCAAATAGTTTTACCTTTTACATAACGTTGAACGTTAATATGATTAAGTGCTACAGCAGTTGTAGTGTTTGATATAGCACCCATTCCTTTTACTAAAAATGAAGGTATCCCATCTAAATAAAGGATAAACCTATTAGTCATTCTAGGTTCGAATGCTGTAAAGAAAATTTCGTTCGGATTTAAAATTGCCATTTTATTTTTTATTTTGTTCTATTATAAATATCTAAATTTTAAGTTTTTATGCTGGGAATTCTGCCCCTGTAGGTAATAAGATAAAATCTAATGATATAAATTCAGCTGTTCTTGTTGGTTGAATAAATATTTGTCCAATTAATTGGTTTCTATCTATTACATCAGGTCCATTATTTGAATCATCCATTACAACTTTAAAAGCAAATAAACCTTGTTTTTGTTGTACTCCTTCTAAATATGGGGTAACCCTAGCTAAAAATGCATTTCTTGTAGTAGCAGTATTTTGTTCAAATACTATTTGATCTGCTAATTGTCCTATAAAGGATTTAAGAGCAATTAATAATCGTCTTACATTTACTCTATCTAAAGCAGATGCTTCTTTTTGTAGTGTTTTTTGTCCAAATACAACAACACCTTCTCTAGGTAAAGTTGCTATAGGATTAATATTAGCTTCATATAAAGTATCTTTATTAGCAGCTGTTAATTTATATTCGGCACTTTGTACAGTGTTTAATCCACCTCTATTAATACCAGCAGGTGCAAACCATGGAGCGGCTGTTCTATCATTAAAAGCATATACCCCAGGTATTACAGTTGAAGCAGGGACAAATACTAATTTACCTGTTGCAGGATCTAAAATTCTTACCCAAGGCCAATAAGTAGCAGCATATGAAGTGTCTCTTGCACTTACTTGATTAACTGCTTGAGTAACTGTACTTCCATAATTAACATTATCATAAACAAATATATTATCTCCTCTGTTTTGTGTATTAGTTATAATACTTGTAATTTGAGCAGTATGTGATTCATCTGTTAAACCAGGGGTAAACAACACATTAAACATGTAATCATCAGTATTACTTAATAATGAAATAGCATTATTGTAATTTGCTCCTATTAAACCTTGTGAATCAGTAGAATTTATATTTGAGTAAAAATTAGCAGCTTGTCCAATAAAAGGTGTTCCAGTAGCACCACTAAATGTTCCATTTCCTGGTATTGGAATTGAACTTGTAAAAGAGGTAACAGGTGTTCCATTAGCATCTAAATAATTAGGGGTAGGTAAATTTATAGATTTAACTCTTACAAATCTTGAATTATTTGGGTATTCACCCGTAGTAGACATTTGATTATTTACAGAATCATATGATAGTTTTTGGTCTCCTATTACTTTAGCAACATATCTACTTGAATTAGGGTCTAAACTTAAATTATTAAATGATTCTAAAATAATTTTTTTATTAGTAATGTCATCACCTCTTCTAATTGATAAACTAAAAGTTCCTGATGAAGTATTAGCACTAGTAACTTCCCATCTTACATTATCCTGAGTACCTGTTGTAAGAGCACCACCTGTTCCACTAGTTCCAGTATTCATAATAGTACCTTCGGAAATTGTTTCTAAAGTGAATGAGGTTGTGTTTACTATATCATCAGCGTTTAAAGTTATAGTCATATTAGTTCCCGCAGTACCTGCTCCATAACCTAAAGATTGAGATGGGATAGTAATTATTTCTCCTACTGCATATCCAGACCCACCATTAGTAGCTGTTATAGTAGAAACTGTTGTTCCATCTGTTAAGGTTATACTACCTGTAAAAGCTGTTCCTGTACCACTTGAAGATCCAGATATTGTGTATGTTCCTGCGGAACCAGTAACACTAGCTAAAGAAGTTAGTAAAGCATCTGTTTCAGTTGATATTACTCCAGATTCAATAGCAGAACCAATATTTGAAGTTGCTGAGGTAAAGGATCCACTAGCCACCCTAGTTACTAAAAGAGATTCTCCCCCATTATTAAAATAATTATATGCTGCTATTGAAGTTAAATACGAATAGTTTTGACTACCACTTTCAATAATATCACCAAACATTGTAGTATATTCACTATATGATGTAACTTTAATAGGATGTAAAATAGGACCTTTTACTGCAGGGCCTATAATAGCTGCACCTGCTTGTATAGGTTCAGCTGTTAAAAATGTTTGATCTATTTCATTTAAGGAAACTCCAGGGGAGACTGTAAAATTTGCCATTTTATATTTTTATTATAAATATTAATTCTTTTTTTAAAATATTATATTATGATGGAAATGTTGCACCTGTTGGTAATACATTAAAGTCTAATATAATAAATTCTGCTGATCTAACTGGTTGTAAATATATTTGTCCAATTAATTGGTTATTGTCTATAGTTGTTGGGGTATTATTTGAATCATCCATTACAACTTTAAATTCTGTTAAACCTTGTTGATTTTGGACAGAGTTTAAGTAAGGATTTACTTGGGATAAAAAATTATTTCTTGTTGTAACATTATTTTGTTCAAATACTAAAGTATCTGCTACTTGAGAAATAAAACCTTTTAATTCAATTAATAATCGTCTTACATTTACTCTATCTAAAGCTGTTTTTTTCTTTTGGAGTGTTTTTTGTCCAAATACTGTAACTCCAGTATTAGGGAATGTAACTATACCATTTACTTTATTTTCATATAGTGAATCTCTATTACCTTGGGTTAAATATCTTTCAGCTCTAACAGCGGTACCCATTATACCTCTATTTTGTCCCGCTGGTGCAAACCATGGGGCAGCTATTCTATCATTAAAAGCATAAATTCCAGGTATTAATGTTGAAGCAGGCACCCATACTTGTCTAGCAGTATTAGGATCAATTGTTTGTACCCAAGGCCAATAAGTAGCAGCATAGGATGTATCATAGGTATTAGCTTGTAAATTTACTGTGGTTACATTTGATCCATATCTTACTAAATCTATTACAGCCATAGAATCTCCTCTATTTTGTACTGTATTTATTACATTTGTAATAGTAGAAACATGATTTGAAAAATCAGAAGTTAACCCAGGAATAGTAAGTAAATTATATCTATATGCTTCTTTATTAGCTAATAATGAAACTGAATTTGTATAATCTGAAGCTTGAAGTCCTTGAATATTATCGTTTGAAATGTTTTCATAGTATTTACCTTCATCTGTAGAAATATTACTTCCTATAGCTGATCCAAAAGCTCCACTTGAAGTGGTAGGTAAGGATCCTGTAAATTGGGGTTTAGGGTCCCCGTTATTATCAAAATATTCAGGAGTTGTGAAATTTACTTTTTTAACTCTTACAAATCTTGAATTATTAGGATATTCACCTTGCATTTTTACATAAAATTCTCCAGCATCACTATTTACTACTTCTTTTTGATTTCCTATTATTTTTTCAACATAATTAGGAGAATATGGATCTAATGAAAGATTACTAAAAGTTTCTAATCTTGAAGGAGATAAAGTTGTATCATCACCTCTTCTTATTACTATTTCAAAAGTACCTTCATTTATATTTTGGTTAGTTACTTGCCACCTTATATTATCAGAAGTACCATTAACTAAAGTACCATTAGCATTTAATGTACCATCACTATTCATTATTTCACCTTCAGCAATTGTTTCTAATACTAATAATTCAGTATTAGTACCTCCTACAAAACTATAGTTAACACTACCCGAGGTAAAAAATAAATTATTACCATCAATACCATTTTGACCTATATGGGTTAATACTAAATTAGTACTAGTAAAAGATGAAGAAATATTTTGTAAAGATGCACTATATGGAGCTACAGAACTGCTTACTGTAAATGTTGCGGAAGATGAAAATGCATAATCAGCAACTGTACTATCACTAAATGACCCTGTATTTATATTAATTTGGGTAGATGTGTTTGTAACATTATTTCCTGTGTAAGATAATGTAATACCGTTTATACCAAAAGATCCTGATCCTCCACTTGCTACACTAGCAGAAATAAAAGTTAAATTTATACTTGCGGTAGCTTGGGTATCTGCTGTTGATGTAGGAATACGAGAAGAAGTTGCAGATGTAAAAGATCCACTTGTTACTCGAGTTACTAATAAAGAAGTTCCCCCATTTTGAAAATAGTTATAAGCTGAAATAGAAGTAAGATAAGTAAAAGTTTGGCTTCCACTTTCAAAAGTAGAACCATATTTACTTGTATAGTCACTATAAGTAGTACATATTGTGGGTATTCCAACTTTTCCTTTTACTGTTGGTCCTATAATAGCTGCACCTGCTTCTATTGGGAGTTGGGTTATTTGAGATTGATCATTTTCAATAGCTAATACTCCAGGTGATACAATAGTTTCTGCCATTTTATTAATAGATTATTTTATTATAAATATAACAAATTTTAAGTCAATTAATTTAGCTTAGTAATTTCCCCAGTTTCTGGTTCAATATTACATTTTCCATATTTTTCAAAAATAGATTTTGTAAGATTTTTTTCACGATCTGTAAGTTCATTTAAAAATGATTTAGCGACTTCATGTCTTTTTTCTGTTTGTAATTTTACCATTTCTATTTCACCTAATTCTAAAATAAGAGATTGAGTTTGGTTTTGAATTTCTTTTAGGGTTTTTAGTTCTTCTTTAGTTAAAAACTTTTTTTCTTTTTGATTTGTAACAATTGACATAATTAGTTTTATTTATTTAAAATTTTAAATGTTTCCTGTGGTTTCTATTCCTATAATTACTTGTGATTTACTATTAAATTTTTTAAGAGATGAAATTTGTTTTTGAACATTATCAGGAATAATATGTCCATACATATTAAGAGTAAAAGTTGATTTTACTATTCTATCTTCTCCATCATTTAATTCTACTGTTGTAGTATATGAATCTATAGTAGCTTTAAATTTAAAACGTTCAGGATCACCCCAATAAGAATCAGATGCATAGTTTATAGCTTCTACAATTTTATTTAATTGATCAATATAATAAGTTTGAATAACACAATTATAACTTAACTTAACATAATCAGGAATTACATTAACTATAAATTGTTCTGTAGGTTTTCTATTATTTAAAGCATTAAAATTAGAATATGAGTTTTTAGGGTTATATACTTTTTTAAATGTTGTAACTAAATTAGGGGTATTTCCATCTAATTTATTACCTACAGACCTATCTTTTTCAAAAGATTCTCTTTTAAACATAATAATAGGAGCCATAATTTTACCCCTTTTATCTTTATAATATCCATCCCTTTGAGCAGATTTCCATCTTTCAGGAGCACCATAAATTATAGGTACTGCTATCCGTTTACCATTTTGTATAACAAAAGGGCGTATTACATTTTGAAAATAATACATTATAGATTCATCTATATCTTGTAAACCTATTGTAAAAGGTTTAGTTGTATCATTTTTAAAAGACATTTCATTAGATCTATTATGATCCAAACCATTTTGTTCAGTAGGAGTAAACTGATTAAAATTAGAGGGTTGGTTAGGATTACCTAATGTATTACCTGTTTCAGGAAAAACATAAGGATCCTGTTGAGAACGACTAAGTTCTTTTTGAGATTTAGGTACAGGTTTTCTTGATTGAGGCATATATTATAATCTTTCTCTTGTAATTTGTACTCTGTCTGCTGGAGTGTAATGTGTTTTACATATTATAGATAAGTTAGCACCAAAATCTTCTAATCCAGGATTTAATGGATTTTGGTTATAAGGATATCTAGGGTCTTTACCTACAAATAATTGATTATCTTTTATACTATCTACTTCAAAATAACTTTCATAATATAATAATATATCTCCTGGTTCAATTACTAAACTAGCATCAACTAGATCTTGTCTAAAGAATCTAAATTCTACTTCTCTTGAATAATCTACACCCATATCACTAGAGTTATATGTTTGATCACCTCTTTCAAGTAAAACATTTAATAATACAGGGTCTTGGTAATATTTAGCTCCTGAGGATTCACCATAAATATTTACTCGAGTTTCTTCTAAATTCAATTTATATACTGCACACTGTTGGGTAATAATATCCCCCATTAACTCTCGGTTAATGTTTCTAATTAAAGAAACGTCACGTTGTGTACCAAATAATGCCATATTATCCTATATAAATTGTCATAGGGGCTTGCCCTAAAGTTTTATTTTGTGCTTCACCTTCTTCTGCTTTCTTTTGAAGTAAAGTTTTACGAGATGTTGATTCAAAATAAGTTCTTAGTCTTTCTATTAATGCTGTTTTTTCTGATGTTGCTGCAGAAATTAAATCTGATTGATTTAAAGTTACTTCAGAACCAGGAATAGGTATCTGTGAATATTTTCCTCTAACATATCCTAACATTTCTTTTACTAATGCTAAACCATATTCAAATATCCATTGTCTACCAACTGAGTTAATACGTGTATAATTTGGATTTTGATATGGTACATTAGATGCATTAGTTATTATTTCTCGACCATTTCTGTTAAAATAAGGTTGATTTGTTTCTTCTAATTTAACATACTCAAAACATAATTTTCTAACACCTCTTTGTACAGGTATAGGAAATACTTTAATTTGATTATTTTTTAATTCAAATGTATATTGTGATTTTCTAATTTGATCATTAAATTCAATTGCTTGAATTTTTTGCATATCATAGTTAATAGGCATTAACATAAAATTAATAGCAGGGGAAAATGATCCCCAACCAAATGAGTCCATCATTTGTTGCATTCCAACACCTGTACCTGCATATGGATCAAAATATCTCATGATTGCAGGAGAAATTTCATAATAAACTTTTTTAACTTCAATTCTACCTTCAATAGATTCACTTATAGCCCATTCATTTAAATCATAAATTTGTTTACCTGCTTTTAAAGGTAAAATACCTTTATAAAAAGTTACAGTACCACCAACTCCTGCTTCAGTTCCATACTGATTTGATAATCGTACTATTTCTGAAAGATTTTCTTGGGGTAGTTCTTCATTTGCTGGGTTAATTGAGGAAGTAGCACCTTGAAAAGTTAGCAAATTATCAGATACTTGATATGCATATAATTCATTCCCATATGTAGTTATAGCTTCTTCAAATGCTGTATAAAAATTTATATCTTGTAATTCAATTTCTACAAGAGGGTAACCTAAACGTTGAGCTGCAAATTTAGCAAATTTATCAGTGTCAGTTTGAAACTGAAAATCATCATCGTAAAATCCGAAAGGTGTGTCTCCTGGGAAGAAACTACTTGAACCCGGCCATATAGGAATATTTGCCATATTAGTATTTTGTTATAAATATTAAAAAAAACCTAGAGTTCTATAAGAACAGTATCATTAGGATTAATAAGGATATTACCTTTATTTGTAGTATATATTTTTTTAGATGCTCCTCCACTTTTAAATAGAGGTATAGTTAATCCAAAATCATAATCTGTAGATGTTAATGGTCCTGTATATGTTGTAAATCCATTTGCTTCAATAGTTAGAGTAGTTCCAGTTGTTGATGAACCTGTTGCTACAAATATACCATTACTGTCTGTTGATCCTGAAATATCACCAATATAATGTATAGGGTTTGTTTGTGTGGATACTATGGTGACAGTTGCTCCGCTAATTGGTTCGGAAGTTGCTCCATCAATTACAAGTATGTCTCCATTCATATAATTATTTGTAACTATAGAAGCACCATAAAAACGAGGTGTATCTGCTACGATAGATGCTCCGTAAAATCTAGGAGTATCGCTTTGTATAGCTGCACCATAAAATAATATTCTATCATCTACTGCCATTATGCTGATCCAGTCATGTTGGTTCTTAGTGTAAATTTGAGTTGCAAATATCTAGCACTCGGTAAGCTAAAACTACCAGTATTGAATCCTACATCACCACTACCTGATCCGTTTAAATCTACATATGTCGGTAAATCAGTATCAAATATTTGATAGTCAGTACTAGACAAATTAGAAGTATTTCCAAAACGCATTTCAAATGTTTGTCTAGTTGGGAATTTGTTGTCTACACTTGCAGTGTGAGCTGATATACCAGTTGCACCTAGTACTGTAGAAGTAAATGACGTTTTAATTTGTCTAATAACTTTTACACTTCCTTGGTCTATAACTGCAGATTCGATTGTTCCAGTTGGGTGTGTAGATGCTGAAATTTGTAAACCTCCTGTATTTGATGCAGTAATATTTGTCCACGTTGCTCCACCTGCAGTGTGAAATGGATTAGATGCAATATCTTGATATCCATACGCTGTTGCCATGTTTTTAGTACCAGCAAATCTACCGGTAGTACCTAAACGATAGTTTTGAAAATAATCTTTATTAGATGTGGTGCCTGCTAAAGTAAACATTGCATCTGACATCATGTTAGATCCAGATATGTCTGTGTTAAATGATGCACTAGCAACTATGGCTCCTGCTTCCCAATAATGACTGGTATTAGTATCAAAATAGTCAGCTAATGCAGATCCTGATCGTTTTATAGTAGTGGTATTTCTGTACACAGCATGTTCGTTAAATACACAATTTCTGACAGCTCCATATTGTGCACTGCTCATATAATAATTAGTGATTCCATTATCTTCAGTGTTTATAAATACACATGAATTGGCGGGTGGAGTAAAAGTATTACTACTAAAAAAATCACCATTAGCTCTATAACCTGGCATCCAACTGTTAATAAACATGCAATTTGTAAATGCCCAATAACGAGCATATTTTGTTGTGCTTATGTTTGTGCTTCCACAGTTTTCAAATATACAATTAGTGTCATGATATTTAGAAAGTTCTGCCATAATTGCATCTATATACCAATCAGGACAATTTTTTATGTAGCATTTATGAAAATTTACTCGATACGCATCGTTACTTGATTTTTGCAATGCTTGTTCAACATCAACTATTTTAAATCCTTCAACACGCCATAAGTTGCCATTATAAAATGCACTGTCGCCTGTGCTGCTAGCATCAAATATTACTTCACCGTCTGCTTTAAAGCATAGGTAATTGGTTGTGGTTCCTGCTACTAGTCTGTCTGTGTATGTGCCAGCTCCGACTATAATGTCTTGGTATCCTGATCCATTGTCTTCTGCTTCTTGTATTGCTTTTTGTATTGTTTTAAATGGTGCTGTAGATGTTCCTGCATTAGTATCGTCTCCGGCTACTGCGTCTACATAATAATCACCTGATAATGTCCATGCCATAATTATTTACTTTGTATTTCAAATGTTTCTTGTACATGTTTTCTAACGTATGTGTTTCCGTCATATGTATAAGTAGTAGTACGTATGTAGTTGTAATTGTCGTATGAAGACTCAATCCATTGTTGTTGAGATGTTCTTGGCGTAGGAGCTCCAGAGATAGATGTTTTAACTGGAGTGTTTGCTGCTTCAATCTCTTTAATAAATTGATACACGTTTTCGTCGGTTTGTTTAAAATAATCTAAACCGGTGTTCCATGTTGATCCATTTGGTAGTGTGTATGTTGCCATAATTCTTTATTATAAATATTAACTTTGTATTATTTGTGTAACTAAACTTGCACTATATGTTAGAGTGTATAATTTATTAACCCCATCTGACCCAGTCACGGATATTGATAAAGGATTCCCATCTTCAAATGAACCTGAGTAGATTATATTTGTTATTTGTTGGGTTGATCCAAATGATTGTGTTACTTGTGTAACATTACTTCCACTATAAACTATACTTGCTGTAGTAAATAAAGTTCTTGATGTTCCACTTGTTATGTTACCTGCAGATTCTATAGTTCCACTTGAACTTATATTTGCTGATGCTGTTACATGGCCGAGTATTTTTATACTGGGTTGTAAATTAAGACTTTTTAACTCATTCCCTAGGTGAATTTCACCATATCTTCCACCTGAATCAGATCCACTAACTGAAAATATAGTACTAATTTCACCACTTGCATAACTAGAGCCGCCAACATAAAAATCTTTTTGAGCCCAAAGATCAAGCCCCTCATTATTAAGTGCATGTCTTTGTATTACAAAAAGAGGATTTTTATAAGTAAAATCTGAAGCGCTTATAATAAGTTGACCTCCGAATTGTCCTAAAAATCCGGCATCTTGAGAATTTAGAGTTTGAATTGAGTATTTACCTAAATTTATTTTTTCAACTGCTGCAGTAACGCCGGTTTGGCTTCCAGATACTGTTAATGATCCAGTTATTGTTGCATCGCCAACAAATGGAAATGGTGGAGGATTATCTAATAAATGCGATGCCGTTGTAGCAAAGCTAGCACTCTCTACTGACATTGAAGCAGTTTGCGAATTAGTTATGAAAGATGATAAGTCTTGATCACCGGTGTTCGTTCCGCTTAAATTAGATGCTACAATAGTTCCACTAGCACTTATATTACTTGATGCAGTTATAGATTGTTCAAATGTTGTTTGATCCCCAACTATTATAGGAGATAATCCTTCTAATCTCCCAAATGATCCTGTGTGTGAGCGTATACTTCCTGTTACAGTTAAGGTAGCATTAGGGTTCGATGTTGATGTAGCATCAGGTGTAAGTTGCATCGATGTTGCACTTTTATTACCAACAGAAAACCCAATGCTATGATTAGTTTTAGCTGCTGCAATTCGCAATTGTCCACTATCATGTTGCCATCTAATAAATGCTCCAAATGCATCAGAAGGACTACCCATTACTATTCCAGAGAAACTAGCATCTGGAGCAAATAATCCTAAATAATTTGTAGTATTACTTTCTATTACTACAGTATTTCCTGAACTTAAAGATAGAGATCCTGCATCACCCTCTTTTACATAAAGTTTATTATTAGCAGGTGCTCCAGAACCTGTACCAATTAGTACATCACCAACATTTGTAATAACAGTAGGAGTTGAATCAGGGTTTCCTGAGTCTTCTATACGTATAGCATCACCTGTTCCTGTTTGGGTTACACGAAGTAACTCAGTGTCACTATTATCACTAATAATAGTATTAGCTTCTACATTAAATGTAGAACCTGTAATAGGTTCGTTTATTATAATTCCATCCCTATTAAATTCAATTAAACTACTAGTAATAGAAGAATTTTGTCCATTTCCTATAATAACTAGAGAATGAGTATTAGGATGGTTATAGCGACCCATTGTATGTTGGTAATCACCTAATGCAATAGTAAGTAATCCTTCAGCATGTGAAAAATCACCTAATGCTCTTGAACTAAGACCTTCAGCATGTGATGCTATTCCAACTGCTTGAGTTTGTTTACCTTCAGCATGAGCATAAGAACCACTTTCTCCTTCTAATTGTGCGTAATAATTATTATGAGCTCCAGTTCTAGTTGCAAGTCCTTCTGCATGAGAAGCAAATCCCGCTGCAACAGTTGATTTTCCCTCAGCATGAGAATTTCTAGCATAAGTTGTAGTTAAAACACCTTCAGCATGTGAGTGTTTTCCTGAATTATATTGGTGTCTTGCAGCAAGAATATCTGAACCTGAAGAAGGAGGGAATGTATCCCCATTTCCAAAAGCTGCAGATCCTGTAAAAAAAGTATATACTCCTGAAGAAGTATTAAAAGAAATTGTCTCTACAGGGGTTGTGTTTTGAGAAACAAATACTCCCGAAGGGGATCCACTATAAGCATACAATAAATTATTATTAGTATTATACCAAACATCTCCATCGTTAATATTAGAGTCTTCATCTTCGTCTCCCCAATTGGAAGTAGGTTCTGTTGAAGAAGCTGTAAAAAGTGTAACAAAATGTCCACCTCCCATAGTACTTACTCCTTCAGTGTGAGTATATCTTGAGTTTGCTTTTGTAAATCTTCCTTCAGCATGTGCAGCAAATAAAGCTCTAGTTGCATCACCTGAAGCAAAACCATAAAAACTTGCTGATGTTTTTCTTCCTATAGCAACTGCAGCCCAACCATATACGTGACTTTGATATCCTAAAACTGTAGAATATTTAGCATCTTCTGTTGATGCATTTCCATATCCTGCAACAAAACCATATTCTCCATGAGTTTCTTTATTTTGATTTCCTATTACAAATGAATAATGAGCACTTGCTGTGTTTATGTCACCTGCTACAAAAGAAGCACGTCCTATAGCCATTGTTTGTTCTCCTTGGGAATGAGCAAATTTTCCTAAAGCTTTTGTTTCTCTTCCTTCAGCATGAGAGGCTTCTCCTATTGCTCTAGTTACCTGACCTTCAGCATGAGCACCAGAACCTATAGCTTTTGTAAATTCTCCTTCAGCATGAGAATATGATCCAGAAGCATTTACTCCATTACCTTGTTCTAAACTTTGAGAAGTATGTATAAATCTAAATTTTGAATCTCCACCAAAAGAACCATTGTTATTAAATTGTATTTCTTGATCATTACCTGCAGGAGTTGTTGAACTACCAGTATCAACAGTTAAAACAAAAGTAGAATTATCACCTTTTGTAAATGTTAAAACATTATTACTTACAGATCCTGTTGCTACTAATGAACCTGTTGATGCAGGATCACCTGGGGTACCTTGAGCTCCAGTATCTCCTTTTTTTCCTTGTGGACCTGTTATAATTTCAACAGCCTGAATAGAAGGTTGAGTTACAGTAACATTATTTTCAGTATTTGTTACTATATTAACTTTATTTTCTGTTGATACATTTTTTGCTGTTGCCATATACTAATAAATATTCTATATTCCTACCCATCCAGTATTTCCAGTTCCACTTTCTTTAATAAATAAAGTTGTATTCGATCCTCCTGAAAGGTTTACAAACATCGTTCCTATATTTGCAGTAACTACCCCTTCAGGAGCTGATGTTCCTTTTAATTTTAAGGGTTCATGTATATTACCTTCTATAATCCAATAAGTAGGTTGTTTTCCAGTTGAAGTAATAGATATAGGGGTTGCTATACTTAAATTATTTCCAGAATCAAAAAAATTAGTAAAAGTATTTGAAGGATGGATATAAGCTCCTCTTATTTTAGCTCCGTCTCCTACTAATGTATTATTTACAAAAGTAAAATCTGCAATATTGGCTCCTATATTAGCTTGTAAAAAATACCCATTTTCTTGAGATCCACTAAAATAACAATTTTGAATATTTAGATTTTCTATGGGAGATTGTAAAAGTATAGGTACATTATAGGAATCATATACTTTACAATTACTTAAATTAAGTTGTTTTAAATTTAATCCATTATCTGTTATAAGAAGTCTTGGTGCATTAGTTTCACAATTTGTTAAAGTAACAGGTGTGTCATCATATAAACGTAAAGCTGAATAAAACCCTGTAGTTTCAGAAGATGGGATAGAGTATATTGTTTTTAAATTTTCTATTCTAAACTCATTTAAACCATTTATTAAATTATTATTGTTTAAATTAATACCACATCTGATATTATATGTATTACAATTTTTTATATTAACAAATGATGAAGTAATAGATGATATATTTAAACCTATACTATTAGCATCAAATGTTGAATTATATATATTAATATCTTCAACAGTTAATCTTTCAACTTCAGTTCCTACAGCTGAAAATCCTATTGTGCAATTTTCTAAATTTAATCCTTTAATATGTATTTCTTGAATACCATTATAATCTCCAGTTAAAGCACCTCCATAACAATCTTTTACATTACAGTTTGTAATATAAGTAGTTCTACCTTCTATACTAAACCCATTTGGGAAAGCTGATGGAACAGGTTCTCCATGCCTATTTGTTCCTCCAATTGCTGTACAATTATTAAAATAAACTGATCCACAAGTAGCATGGGAATCAAATATAGAAGATGAAGTATGAGATTTACCTGTAAAATTAATAATTTTATTTCCCCATCCTACTCCTCTATCAGAGTTTGTTCCAAATGTAATGGAATGTCTGTTACTTTCACTTTTACCACTAAAAGTACCATACATGTTTGCATTATTTATAGAAACACCATATCCAGTCCCTTCTTTATTAGCACCATAATTATTTACATGAATTACTGGGGCATAACAGTCTATAATTTGTAATGATCTTTCTATAGCATTAGTAATTTTAACATCAACTCTTGGAGAGTCTAAATATTGAAGTTGTATACCTTGAGAATTACTTTGTCCCCCCTGTTCTATATTTAAAACACCAACAGTTTCAAATTTCCCTGAGGTTATTTTAGAAATATTTGCACCCGATAAAGATAAATAAGTATCTTCCCAAAAACCGTATATTTTAATATCACCTGAAGAGCCTGTTTCAAAAACTCTTTGGATTTCCCCTTGTTTTCCACCTTCACCTGATCCTGTATTAAATGCCCTATCAGATGTAACTTTAATTAAATCACCTTGTTTTAAGTTTAATTGAGATAAAGTTATAGGGTTTATAGATGCAGTAGAATGCCCCCTTAAAATATCATGTGTAGTATCATACCTTAAAGATCTACTTCCTGTTGCAAATAAAACAAAATCTGTTGTATTAGCAATTATTTTAGATAGTGGACCACTATATACTACAGTATCTGTTACATTAATAGATTCACTAATGTGGTAAATATTTTTTAAATAAACAGGAGTTTGAGTTGATCTAGAAGCACTAAAAACATTTTGTAAAGCATTAGTATCATTTGTTATACCATCACCACTAGCACCATAGGTTTCTGGGAATAAAAACCCTCCAGATCCTGAAGGTCCGGGATTACCTTGAGGTCCTACAGGTCCTGCAGAACCTCTTGGTCCTTCAGTATTTACTATAATAGTTCTCATATTAAGTGGTTACTTCTTTACTTAATTTTACGTTTCCTTCTAATAATCTTACTGTAAAAGGACAATGTCCACTTCCTGAATAAATTTCTAAATCATATTTAGCTTCATTAAAAGTTAAAGCTGAACTGGTGCATGCTGCAATAAAAATACCAATTGAACCAGAGGTAGGAGGAGTTGTACCATTTGATCCACTAAAATTTAAACCTGTTCCGTCTGGGTTTCTTGAAGAGGATAATGTTAAAAAAAGTACACCACTATCTTGAGCAAAAGTAGATCGTATTTGTAATCTACCTGTATAATCTGATAAGTCTATAGGGTTATTATTAGAATCTTTGTATTGTATTTCAAAATCTGTAGTAGCACCTTGTTCTATTACAAAAGAATATCTTCCTGCAGCCATTTATTTTATTATAAATATAAAAAAATATTAAAAAAAATTACATTCCATTTAGCATTTCAAATATTTCATCTATTGCTTCATGACGATGATTATCTTGTAAAACTCTTTTATAAACATATTGTGAATCACCAATTTTAGGAAGATCATGGATAGCTGAATAGTTTTGATCTTTTAAATCAATTTGTTGATTATCACCACAAAATATCATTGTTGATCCTTTTCCAATTCTTCCTAAAGCCATTTTAAATTGAGAACGAGTTAAATTTTGAAATTCATCTACTATTACTATAGAATTTTCAAATGTTCTACCTCTAAAGTGAGCTAAAGATACTAATTCAACGTTTTCATCTGCTTCCATTTTTTCTAATATAGCAGGTTTATTATAAACTTTTCTCATATTAGAACGAATAGGTACTAACCAAGGTTCCATTTTTTCTCTTTCATCACCAGGTAAAAAACCATTGTCTTCAGTAGAAACTGTAGGTCTAGTAATTATAATTTTATTTATTTCTCTTTTAAAAAACATATCTAAAGCTATTTGACATGCTAATAAAGTTTTACCACTACCTGCTTTACCTACAATAAAATTATATGGGTGGTGGAGTATAGCTTGTTTTGCTGCTTTTTGTTCTTCAGAAAGTGTTATTGAAAACTTAACTGCTCCTTTAGGTGGAGTTTTTTCTATATTTGGTTTAGCCATTACTGTAACATTTGGTAATAAATATAAAAAAAAGCCTGACTTTTGTCAGGCTTCTTTAATCTTTATGATTTATGCTCTTATAGAGTATGTAAATCATTTACGAAGACACGTCCATAGAATTCAGGTCGAATCATCTTCTTCGCGTAACGAGTCAAGAGACCTTTACGTGGTGTAAATGTATCTGGATCGTATACTAGAGGAGTCATAATTAATGGAACATATGGGGCAAATACTGCTCCTGTTTCCAAGAATTGAGAACCTCTATAACCCATTAGGATTACATTTTCAGTCATGTATGGGTTCTTATAAACCGTATAACGGTTATTCAAGTTACCTGCTTTTTGGATACCAAATGCATAAGACATTTTAGCAGTATCACCATCAGATGTTGAAGCAAATCCAGGAATTGATTCTAAGACTGTACCTACTGTTGGAGAACATACTAAGAAATTAGCACCACCTCTAAGAGTCTTTTGGTGAATTTTATTAGACACTTTTTGGAATTTAGTTCCTAAAGTTTGGAACCATTGTCCTTGTGTGTTAAAAAATCCTAGATTATCATATCCTGTTTTATCAGAATTTAATGCTCTGTTTGATGTAGCATACCAGTACTCATCAGCAGCAGAAGCGTCTTGAATTAACATATCCAAGTTTTCTAAATCAATTTCTAATGAAATATACTCACTCATGATTGAAGTTAATTCCGCTTCAGCATCCAAAGATTGGTAAGCGTTCAAATCTTGAGCAAATTCTGGTGTCCATTGTGCTTTCAACTTACGAGTTTTGGCAACAATAGCCTCAGATTTCATTTTGATATCAATTTGAGGGATCGCTAATTGATCAGCAGCTGTTGATTCAGCATTAGGGAATCCAGCTCCACTAGCATCTTCAAAATCACCTCTGTTGTTATCAGTTGGTTGTACATTATAGAATAATGTATTTAAATCTGTATCCTTTTGTGGTACATTAGCACCATCAACTGGGTTACTATAAATAAATGAAATATTAGTTCCATCTGTTGTAGTAAACTTGGGTAATGCAATACCTTGTGTACCAGTTGTAAGAGTTGAACCTGAAGCCATTGCAAATGCTCTAACTCCTTTAGCATCAAATCTTTGAGGACCTACTACTGTAATTTTAGTAAGACCACCTGCTGCGATTGAAGCAGAAAGTGATGAATCATACTGTACATCTGACCAAGAAGCTGTTGCTTCTGTAATGTTAGCAGCTGTAATAGTAGAGGAAGTTTGATTAATTGAATAAGCAAACCTACCAGCACCATAAAGACCACCTTCTGGGTCATTAGTAGCACCTGGGTCTGTATTACCATACATTGAATCTGTACCTGTGTAAGCATCCCCATTTCCACCACCAAATCCATTTTGTGGTGCATTTTTATTTTGTCCATACTGGAAGTCAAGGAAGAATACAAGACCTGAAGGTAGGTTCATTGGTTGAACAGACATGAATTCTTTAGTTGATAAAGATCCAAATACTTTTCTTACCAATGGAAGCGCTACTCCAGCCCATTGCTCACCTTGTCCTTGTGTAAACGAACCTCCATTTTGGCTAGTAGCGGACGCTTCAGTTACAAGCTGTTTAGCTTGGTTTTCGAGGATCATCGCCATATTGTTTTTTGCAATCTCGCCATCGAGACCTTCTAACAATCCGGTTTTACCCCATTTTGATGCCATTTTAGCAGCATCGCTCTGCAAGTTTTTATAACTATTTGCAGAGTTTTCGAGTAATGAATTAATTGTTGACATTTGTTTAAGTTTTTGTCGTTTTTAAATTATTTAATAATACCTGCCAATTTTTGCATTCTAGCGAATACTTCGTTAGATTCAACAATTGGTTTTTTAGTTGTTGGTATTGTTGTCGCTTTAGAAGCTCTACCTAAGTTTTCTTTAATAGTTGATTTTTTAACTTTTAAACCTTCGTTTAAAGTTTCATATATCAACTTAGCTTCCTTAGTTGTATTTGCTTTGTCAAACGAACTCAATACTTTTACTTTTTGACTTTCATTCAAGTTTTTAGCCTTGAAAATTTTGTTTGTATAAAGAAGTTTTGCATTTAATAAATTAGTTGCATTAGTTTCTTTAACAGCTTCATTTAAGTCAGATTTTAAAGATTCAATTTCAGCTTTAGCTTCATAAAGTTCTTCTTCTAGCTTAGCTTTTGCTCTTTGAAGATCTCTTCTTCTTCCTTTTGTACTAAACTCTTTAGCAGCACCAGCTGTTCCTACTGCTAATCCTGCACCCGCAACTCCTGCTGCTGTAGCCATTTTAACACCAGCTGCTGTCATAGCACCTTTAGAAAGTACAGAAGCTGCTGCTCCTGCAGCTGCTACTGCTGGAAGGAATGTAAAAGCTACTAATCCTGCAACAACCGCGGTTGAAAGTCCAGCAATTTTAGCTATTTTAGCTATTTTTTTAGTTTTTGCAAGTTGTCGAATTTCTGCATCAATTGCAGCTTTAGCTTTTTCTTTTTCTTCGTTGATAGTAGCTTCATCTCCTTCATGTAACATAAGAGCTTCTTCTAAATTACTCTTTATATCAGCTACATCAGAAGGTGTAATTACTTTTTCAACTTCATCCTCTGTAGGAAGATCTTCTGGATCTAGTTTTCCAGAGTCAAAAGCTTTAGCGATTTTATCTGCTGCTGCTTTAAGCTCACTATCACTAGTATCAAGAACAGATTCTTCTGTTAACATTTCTTCTTCAATTTCTTTTAACAATTCTGTTAAATCAACTTCTTCTTCATCAGACATTTTCATTTCTCCACCTTCTTCATCCATGTCGTCTTCAGCGCCTTCACCTGCTTCAAGTTCCCCTGATTCAATCATGTCAGCGATTACGTCTTCGATCATTTTCTTAAGGTCTTCATCGGTCATGTCTTCAAGATCAAGTGGTTCACCTTCTCCATCCATGTCGCCATCAGCCATGTCATCGTCATCTTCCATGTACATGCCTTCTTTGACATCATCTTTGTCGTCGGATTTTTTTCCTTCATCCACTTCACCTTTTTCTTCTTCTTCTAATTCAGCTAATAGTTCTTCCAAATTCATCTCGTCTAAATCTTTTTCACCTTCAGGAATATTTCCTTTTAATGAATCAAATCCTTGGTCGTCGTCTGCAGCTATCATTGGTTCAAATCCAGCTTCTTCAACTTCTTCTTTTGCTTCATCCACTTTAGAATCGTCTTCGTCGTACTTCATTTCTTCTTCCATTTTTTTAGAATCGTCATCTTCGTCGTACATCATTTCTTTAACATCATCTTCTTCATATTCCATTTCTTGGATTTTTGCAGATAACATTTCTTTTAAACGAGGTGTGAAGGCTTCTTCTAGAGCTGTCTTAGCGTTTGCTATTGCCATTTCTTTTACGGCTTTAGCATCTGCGATTGCTTCTTTAAGCAAATCTCTGTTTGTTGCCATTTTTCCTAAATTTTATTTTGTTGGGAAAGTACGTTTATTTAAAAAACGTAATAGAATAATTAATTGTGATACCACATAGAATCGTGGCATATTCTCATATACATATATGAGGAGGAATCAAAGTCGCACTACATTACAGGACAGGTGCCCTTAGCGCATAATATTTCGGTAATAATTGAATTAGTGCGCGCATATGGATGAAGAAATGTAGATCTAGATTCATTTAGTTGACCATTTTTCATCCAAGAATCTGGGTTTGATGGATTAGATACTAAATCCCAAGTAAGTAATTCAAAGTCATCTTGTACTTCCATTACTTCTCCCATTTGTTTTAATGAACCCATTCCACGAGAAGATATACCTATAATTAAACCGTTTTTAACTAATGCTCCTGCTATACGACCAGATTCAGTTCCAAGTGGTCCTTCATCACAAAATATTTCTACTTTACCTACTATTTCATCACCACTCCACCTTACTTCTCTAATAGCGTGTGATGCATTTTTTAAATTTATTACTTGAGAATCAGGATGATCTAATTCACCACACGTTTCAGTTGATTTTTGGTCTATTTTTCTTTGAAAATTATTAATTTCACGCTCCCATAACTCTTTTTTGTAATATCTACCATTACCATTTTTAACCTCAACAGTTGCTAAAATACCTTCAACAAAAATGTTTCCGCCTCTGTTTAGTCCTTCTACAAGTCGAACAGGACTTGGTTTAAATTGTCTAGTTTCTATTAAGAGTTCTTTGTTCATGATTATGTATTAAAAGTCCATCCCATCATTTTGGCCTAAAATATCCCTTTCAAGTGTGTTTCTATGCTTTGGGTAATCTAATAGTATTGAATCTAGTTCTTCTCCAGCATCATATCTAGCTATAGCTTCTTCTCTAGCTTTGTCATAATCAACAGGTGCATCTGCGGCCATTTCTTCTTCTTTAGGTGTATCATCATCTTCTTTAAACATTTCAATAGCAGCTATTTCTTCTTTTGATTTTTTAATATCATCTAAATCTTTTTTTCTATCATCTGCATTTTTAGTGTCATCTTCATCAATTACTTCTTTTTTAGGAACAGATTTTATTTTTTTAGCTTCTTTAGCAAGTGCTTTTTCAATTTTAGCTTTAGCTCTTTCTAAAATTTTAACTTCTTTTTGGAGTTCTTTAACTTTCTTTTTATCAGTTAAAGCTTTCATAGCTTCGTCTTCGTTAATTCTTTCAAGAAATGAACTTTTCTTTTCAATTAATTCATTAATTTTAGCTAACTTAGATTCGTATACTTCGTATTCAGCTAACTTATTAATTTCAGCTAATTCTTTATGAACATTTTCTTTAATTACTTTTCGAATTTTAGATTCGTTTAATGATTCATTTTTAGGTGATTCAGGTTGACCCATTCTTTTTCTAAGATCTTTTTTAAATTTTTCCCAAATTTCATCAAATCCATCATCCTCTTTATCTTCAAATACATCACCTCGTATTGTTGGGTTTACATCAAACATGTCTTGAACATCAAACATACCCATTCGATCCGCTTTATTAAGAACTTTCATTACCATAGAACTAGATAATCCTTCCTCACCTAAATATTCTATAGCTTCTACTTTTTTCATGCCTTTAATAGCATTTAAGTAAGTTTCCATATCTTGGGGATTTTTAATATGTCTGGGTTCTGGGAGTTGGTAAGCGCCCATTTCTCCATCAGCATATCCTTCTTCTAATTCTTCATTAATTATAGAACGAACTACTTTACGAATTTGATCTTCTTCATTAATTGGTTCTTTATTTTCATTTAAATTACCATATCCAGAAGATTTATATTTACCTTTAGGTTCTTTTGGTTCACCTAAACCAGGTGCGTCCATCGTATATCCTAAATCTTTTACACCAAACTGACCTTTTTCAGTGTAATATGTAGGATTTTTTTCTAGATTTTTAATTACAATGGCTTTTAACTGTTCCATTGTTTTGCTTTCATTTTTAGGATCCTTCATTTCAGTGTAGTATCCTTTCATAATCTGATCAAAGATTAAATTATCAGGATTTTTCTTATCCTCATAATCAAAATTCTTTTCAGCATCTTCTTCTACTTGTTTTGAAGTTTTCTTAAGTTCAGCTTTTTCATCATCAAAATATTCTTTCTTTGCTTCAGCTAAAAA